ATCTAAAGATTACTATACTAAATTCGGTACAGGTGATGAGCTTAGACAACTAGAAACAAACTTCAAGAAACTAAAAGCCTTGTATAACGAAATGTACAATATGGAAAAGAGTGAGATAAATGATGGAGCTAAATAAAACTATCTTAAATCGATTTGAAAGCGAATTGAAATATACTAAGTTGGATATTGTACTAAAAGCTTTAACCGATTCTGTATATTTACAATCTATGGATAATTTAGAATTCAAACCTTCTAAGATTATCTCTAAAGCTTTAGAAAATAATCCTATTATTAAACCAAATATTCCAATTTCTGATATAGCTGTATATTATATAAATGATGTGGTATTTCTTAAACATGCAGAGTATAAAGGAATTGATATAACTCATTACCCGTACTTCGATAATGGTACCTTAACATTAATGAACTATGAACATTTCAGTCGATATGTTGACTTATCCAATTTAATTGACATCTTCCGTGATATTTTCTTCAGAAAATATAATTCAGATAATGCTTCTTTATTCATGGATATTGCATTGATACAATATTTAGAAAGAATGATTAGTTCTGGTAAAGTTACTACAGTAGACGTAATGCGTGTTGAAAGCAATAAGTACTTTATTAACCAAATGAATAAGAAATACAATCTAATTAATTTCCCACATATTTATATTAAATAACAAACCAAACTTGGAGTACCCAATATTGGGTACTCCACTTATTTTCGATCTTTTGGTCAACTGTTAAATAATCAGAAAGGAGTATATATTATGCGATTATGGGGACTTAAACTTGTAAATTTTATTGGTATATATAATGGCTGTGGTCGAGAACAAATCACCATCGACTTCAGTAAATGTAAGAATAATATCTTAGTAATCAAAGGTGATAATGGGTCTGGTAAAAGTACTTTATTTAAAGCACTTAATCCATTTAGTGACCCAACTAGTGCACTTGTTCCTAATAAGAATGGTGCTAAAATTATATCTTATCTTATGAATGATGGTTCTATAGTTCATATAGAGTATCTTTATAAGATATCTACATCTGGACTTAGAACTTCTACTTGTCATATCAAGAAAGAAATTCCAGGTGCTGGGATTACAGAAATGAATCCAAATGGTAATGTCAAAGATGCAAAAGAAATTATATGTCAATTAATGGATATAGATTCTGGTATTATGACATTAGCACAATTATCTTCTGATGATAGAGGCTTAGCCGATAAGACTCCATCTGAACGAAAGAAATACATTAACTCAAAGATATCTGAGTTAGATGCTTTTAATGAAATCTATAAAAAGATTAGTAAGAAGTCTTCTTCTCTTAAGTCTATGCTAAATAGTCTTACTACTAAACTAGATGCTATCGGCGATACTAGAGTTATTCAAACTAATATTGGTCATTTAGAAAACCAATATCAGAATATGGATAAAGATAAGATTGACTTAAATATTAAAATCAAAGAGACTAAAGATAGACTAGAAAACATTAAGTCTGATATTAGTGATGCTTTGATAGCCAGAGAAGAATTAGGTAATCTTAGAACCACTTTACGTAATTATGAAAGTAAGATTGGTAAAGATATAGAATATTCTGATGCTGGATTGATTAGATTAAAATCTGCTATAGAAGTAAAAGAGAAAGAAAAAGAATCTGTAACTAAAGATATTGAATCTCTTAATGTAAGAAGATCTAATATTAACGAAAATATTATGAATAAACGAGTTCAAATAGATTCTTTATCTGATGATGATACTATCGAAACTCTTAAGAACCAATTAGAAACTCTTAAAACAAATAAAGAGTTAGTTGATACTAGATTTAAGAGTCTTGGGTTTACTAAATATGAAGATGTGTCTGTAGATGAGTATAATTATGCTATAGAGACTATAGATGAACTTCAAAACCTTTCCCAAACTCTCCTAAACCGTTACGATGACAACGTGGTATTTGATAGAATGGCTTTAATTGTAACTAATCAAGCCAGTTCCACTGAATATAACTTAGAATCTCTAGAATTCCTTAAAAATATGATTCAAGAGATAGAAAATAAATTATCTGAGTATTATAGATTGGAAAAGATAGCTGAAAGTTTTGATAAGATTCCTAAGGATTGTAATAATCTTAATTCTTGTTTCTTTATCAAGGATATTGTAGAAGCTAAGTCTAAATTGTTAGATGCTGAAGAAGTATTGCGATTAGAAGAGACTTTGCAAAAGACTAGACAAGAAGCAGTTGAATATAAACGACAAATGGATATTCAAGCTGAAGCTGTAAAGGATTCTTCCATAGCTGTTAGTTTCTTAAGTCTTATTAGGAGCTCTATCAATATCATTACTAAATTTCCAATCAAATTGAAGTATGAAAATGATTATGATTTACTCAATAATCTATTCTACTCTAAATCAATTGGTTTAGAAATAGACTTACATCCATATCAAGAATATCAAAACTTGTTTATTGATTCTAAGTCTTATCAAAAAGATATTGATGAATTAGAAAAGCAATTAATGAGTATTTCTAATAGCTCTACTCTAATAGTACAACTTCGAAATGATATTGAGTCTCTTGAAAAAGAATATAATCAAATTAGTTCAGAAATTCAAGAGAATAAAGACAAACTTAATACCATTTCAGATATAATTACAGCTACCTCAGTTAATATAACTAGATATGAAGAAAATCTAGCATTATATGGTGAGTATAAATCTCTTAAGAATAAAGAATCCGAATTAAGTGAACTTGTATCAAAGAATCAAGATAAATATCAAGAGTCTATTTCTCTAGAAACTAAATTGACTGAGTTAAATAATCGTTTAACTAGATTAGTTAATATAGAAATGGGAGATATTCAATCTCAAATTCAAAAGCTTAAGTTTGCATTAGCTCAATTCGATGAATATTCTATTGAGTATAATAATTATGCTGCAGAGTTTAATAAAGTAGAAGTAATTAAGAAGTACTGTTCTCCTACAACGGGTATCCAAACTCTATTCATGGAAATGTATATGAATAAAGTTATCGGTATTTCTAATTCCTTATTATCTATGCTATTTGGTGGTGAGTTTGTATTACAACCATTCGTAGTAAATGAAAAGGAATTTAAAATGCCAGTATTAGGTTCTGGTATTCTAAATGACGATATATCTTCTATGAGTACATCTCAAATCTGTATGATTAGTATGATATTATCCTTTGCATTATTACACGAATCCTCTTCTATCTATAATATCATTAAGATAGATGAATTAGAAGGTGGTTTAGATACACAAAACCGTCTAGCATTCTTTGGTGTATTACAAAATTTAATGCAAGTACTTATGATTGATCAATGTATAATGATCTCTCATAATGCTGAACTTAATATGGGCTTCATGGATGTAATTGTATTAAGAAATACAGATCCTACAAGCAACTATAAAGAAGGTAATGTAATCTTTGAACTTTAAGCGAAAGATATTGGAGTATCTCATATGAGATACTCCATATTCTTATCTAAAATTCATCAGCAGCACGACTACCAACTAATTTAAGTTTGTATGTTTTGTTGATAGATGCATTACGAGCAATACCATTACGGATATCAACTACACAGCCACCCAAGATGAAATCAGCTGGGATAGGCATGTTTGGTACTTGTTGACCAGTACGTGTATCGATTACTTCAAACCATTTATTTTGGTTAGATTGATCATATACAACTACTGTTTCAACGAATGGATTGGAAGAGTTAAGCATAGCATTTTGTTCTGGAGTCATATTTTGTACATAAGCATCAAAACCAGAATCACCATCAGCAGTTACCATACCAGTAGTAGGGTCATTATAAACTGGAACACCCATTTCTGGAGTATTGATAGTTGCTGGATGGATATTACGCATAGCTTGAGGAATAGCACCCATAGGAGCATTCATGAATGCATTGAAGCTATCCATTACACGTTTTTCATCACTATCAGCATTAGAGTCAATAGCAAGTTCTTTGTGTTTAGACAATTCAAGTCGATGAGCGTTGGTAATAGTATTAGCCATTTCACGAGCAATAGAAATCTTATTGCTATATAAAGACCCAAGAGTACTAGTCATATTGGAAATGTAATCATATTTCCCTTTAAGAGTACGAGCATGACGTACATCTTCAAGATCTTTACGAACTGTTTGTGCAAGTTCTTCGATTTGTACAGCAGTTTGAGTCAATACATTACGAGGAATATCGTAAGTACTGAAATAAGTTTTATCTGAGTTCAAAGGAGTTTTAGCTGGTTCTTTATTAAGATCATTAGGGTCTACAGCTTTAACTGCTTTTTTACGTGCTGGTTTCTTTTCTTGAGTGTATTCAGTAGGAACACTCAATTCTTTAGAATCCATTTTCATTAATTCGCCCATAGGATTAAAATTCTTAAGGGCATCTTTTTGACGTTCTTCCTCTTCAGTATAGAACGTTACTGGTTGTAGTAATTCATTACTCATTATTATATACCTCACATTTTAAAATTATTTTTCTGATTTACCTTATTGTATAAATAGTGAATTTTAACGAGACACCTAAATAACTAAAATTGAAAGGAGTTGTGGTAATATGCCTTTAATCCCCGGTTATCCTAAAGGTTCTGATCTAACTGTAATAGATGTAAGATATTCTGGTAAAACAAAAGACGAAGAAACAGGTAAATGGAAAGATGATTTCCTTAATATTATATATAGAGATAATGTAACAGGTGAGAAGAAATCTTGCCTTAAAATGAAACCAAAATTTACTTACTACATCCTAAAACCTGAAAAGGTTACAAATTATCATCAATTTTTCGTAAGCAAAGATGATTTGATTGAATGTGAATGTGAGTATAGTAAACTCAAAAGAGATATTTGCGATAGACTTGGTTTAGATAGAAGTATAGCTTATGAAGGCAATAGTGTATTAGCAGATAATCGTGTATTTGAAGCTGATATCAAGATTGCTGACTTCTATCGTATGAAGTTTAACGAAGAATATACAAATGATATCATTACTCCTACTAAGTCATTCCTAGATATCGAAGTTGACGGTATTAATATCAAAGGAGATTTCCCAGAACCTGGTGAGTGTCCTATTAATGCTATATCATATCTTGAATTCGAATCTAAGACAATTACTACTGTCTTATTACGAAATCCAGAGAATCCTTTAATAGAGAAATTCGAAAAGAATCTTTCTAATTACGATAAAGAATTCAAAGAACTTCTAACCCAAGTATTGGGTGGTGAAGAAATGGTTAAGAAATTCGAATTAGAAAATCTTACCACTAAGATTGCTTTCTATGATGATGAAGTATCCATGTTACAGGATTTATTTGGTTATATCAATTCAAAGAAACCAGACTTCATTCTTGCATGGAACATGGCATTCGATATTCCATTTATTATTCAACGTCTTAATAACCTAGGAGTAGACGCTGCTGATATTATGTGTGACCCTATTGTATTAGGTGAGCGTAAATGTAGATACTATGAAGATTTGTTACATAAACAACAACTAGAAGCTCGTGGTGACTTTGCTGATATCAGTTCCACTTCTAACTACCTAGATCAAATGATTCATTTCATGTCTAGACGTAAAGGTCAATCTACATTCAAGAATAGTAAATTGGATTACATTGGTGAAGTAGTAGCTGGTGTTCGTAAGTTGGATTATTCTGATATTACAACTTCTGTAACTAAATTACCTTATTTGAATTATGATATCTTTGTTAAATACAACATGATCGACGTTATTGTTCAGTATTGTATTGAGCATAAGACTGGTGATATTGATTACGTATTCAATAAGGTATTACAAAACTCTACTTCATATAGTAAAGTGCATAGACAAACTGTATACTTAGCTAACCGTGCAGTAATGTTGTTTAAAGAATATGGTAATTATGTTCTTGGTAATAACGTAAACCGTTTCAAAGAAAAAGATAATACCAAATATTCTGGTGCATTCGTAGCCAATCCGACATTGATATCTGATAAGATTAAAACTAAAACAACTTTAGGTTCTAATATCAGTCTTATCAATAACGTAATTGACTATGACTACACTCGTATGTATCCATCTATCACACAACAAGCAAATCTAGCTCCTAATACCCAAATAGGCAGACTAGATATTCCAAATAAAGTATATAAGAACGAGAATGCAATTCATAATCCAAAATATGTACGTTCTGGTGCTTATATAGAAGATTTAACTTCTGATAATTATTTGGTATTTGCTAATAGATGGTTACATTTAGCCAACTTCAATGAACTATATGAAGATATCGTAGAATATTTCAATTATAATGAAATACCATATGATAGAAACTTCAATGCTGTAGGTAACCATTATGATTTACCTATAGCACCTGTACGCTATATGGGTGACGATACTCTAATCAATCCAGTTCAATATATGCCTTATGAAAGAAACAATACTGAATTCCCTGGATTACCAGAACGTATCAGAGAAGATATAAAAGAAATTTATAATAGAGGAGTTTTAAATGTATCAAGAGTTGACTTTGACGACGATTAAAGGTATTCTTGATTATAATAAACTTATGAAAGCTCACATTCTTATGTGGTCCAATCAAGGTCAATCCTTGATTGGATTCTCTGAGAATGAATTAGCCCCATTTGTAATCAAAACTTTAAATGTTCGTCCAGACTTTATTCCACCAGAAACACAAAACTTCGTGGTTAAAGTAAATGACCTTACAAAGTTTAGTAAAGTTATGCTTGATAATCCAGAAACAACTAAACTGTATATGGATTTGAATGAGATGTATAGACCTAATCTCTTTGCTAAAGAAATGGTTCTATATTCAAATAAATCTCCAGTTGATTTAATACCAGCTTTTGATTTTCCTAGATTTAATGATTTATATTATAATGCTTATATGGATTGGAATAATTCATATAAAGTATTCGAATGTAATGATATATCTCAACGACCAGAATTAGAAAGTATTCTAAATTCTAAATCTTCTGATGGTATTATCAGAACAGTAGTTGATGGTAGAGCATTTTATGTACCTCAGCCATTCTTAAACGTACTTAAGAAAGATACAGTAAGTTTATCCCTACTAGAGAATTTCAATAACGTAAGAACATATTTGGGTTGCTTTGAAATAAAGAAAGCCAAAGGAGTTATTGAAAATATATATTTCCGTAGCGTTAAGCTAGATAATATGTAGCGGTAAATTAAGCCCGAGAACATTAGGGTAATCTAAGTACTTTAAGGAGGTTTTAATAAATGGCAGAAAATAATAAAGATATCCAGAGTATGATGGATACTCTAGATAAAACCAAACGCTCTCTTTATTCTGATATTTATTACGACACCGATACTACTAATAGAGAAATCAGGATGCTTCGAAACAATCTTGATGCTTCTCTTCAAAAGATTAGTAATGTAAATCTATCCAATACTGGTCTGGCTAATATTAGTCAGTTATATACTAAGACTCTAAGCAGTAATCAACGTCGTAATCAAGACTTAATCGATAGTATTAATTCTACATTAGGCAATGCTACTAATATGGATAGAGTCATGGGTGTTTATATGGAAAACACCTGGATTCGTGATATTGATAGAGATATCGATATGGTATGTAAATACCTTCCTAAATTAGAACAAGCATTAGCTATCCAACGGGAGCATGTATTCGCTGCCGATTCATTCTCAGCTAACCCTGCAATTATTCAATTAAAGAATAATCCAGATGATGAAGCTGGTGATGAAAACATTCAACACATGATCCGTGTTCATAACTTATATGAAAAGATGGATCAATGGTATGATGAAATCGATAAACGTGGTGAAGTCTTCGTTTATTGTGTCCCATTCAATAAAGCAATCAAAGCTCTACTTGACGCCAAGTCCAAATCGGTACTTGGTGGGGTAGAGCTTGGTGCTATGAATGAAGATACTTTATTTGATTCTCCTGAAGATAAATTCAGTATTCAGGAAGCATGTGGTGAGTTTATTGATGATTTATCTGACCCAAAACGTCATAAATCTAATCAATCTGACACATCTATTATGGAATCAGTCGGTAATATCGATGTATCAATAGATACTAGTAGGATTCTTAGTTCTGCATTGAAAGATCAATACAAAGCTATGAAATTCTTTAGCGAGAACGGATCGTCTTTATTTTTTAACGAAGCAGATAATTCGATCGTAGCGGGAGCCGATACAAATAATTTCTCCAAGTTCTCTGGTGACCCAAATTCTATTTCTAGCGGTGGTCTTTCTTTAGATGGTACTTTTGTTGCAGGTAACAATCGAGGAGAGAACAACGTTAATATCCCTGGTTGTATTATTAAGAAACTTGATCATGCAATGATTAAACCATTATACATTGATGACATTTGTTTAGGTTATATCTATATCGAATGTGATAAAAAGATGGTAATGGAACAAACTACATTCTCTAGTACTATCGGTGGTATTAGACCTGGTAATGCTAATAGAACTAACTTTGATCTTCAAGGTTCTCAAGGTAAAGACGCAACTATCCTTAAGAAGATTGCAGCTACTATCTCTGAAAAAGTTACAAGTAAATTTGTAAATGCTAACCAAGACTTAGCAAAAGAGATTTATCATATTTTGGAATACAATGCTAATATCGATGCATCTGGTAAAGTAAGTAAGATTAATATTACTTTCTTACCACCTGAAGATGTACAACATATGTATTTCAAATTCAACTATGAAACTAAACGTGGTATCTCTTCTTTAGAAAGATCTTTATTCCCAGCTAAACTATTCTCCTGTATGTATATTACAAACGTTCTTCAAATCCTAACTCGTGGTGATGATAAACGTGTATACTATGTAAAACAAACAGTAGATACAAATATAGCTGGTGTATTAGGTTCAGTAATTAACCAAATCCAACGTGGTAACTTTGGTATTCGTCAAATTGAATCCATGAATAATGTATTAAATATGGTTGGTAAGTTTAACGACTATATTATTCCTAGAGGTCAAGGTGGTGATGCACCAGTTGACTTCGAAGTATTACCTGGACAACAAGTTGACGTTAAGACTGAGCTTATGAATATGCTAGAAGAAATGGCTATTGATAATACTGGTACTCCAATTGAAGTAATTACAATGAGACAACAAGCAGATTATGCTACTCATTTAACTATGACAAATACAAAGTTCCTTCAATTTATCAATAACCGTCAAGCAGTGGTAAAGAATCTCTTCAATAAAATCTTAACTCGTATCTATAACTACGAATTCAATATAGATAATTCTAGATTCGATGATATTGAATTACTATTACCACCTCCAGTATATTTGAATGCTATGAACAGTTCACAAATCCTAGACTCTGTAAATGCAATGGGTGAAGCTATTGCTAAGCTTGAGTATAGTGATGATGAATCTGATAAACAAATGGAATTCTCTAGATTCCTTAAGCGTAATCTATCACAACACGTGCTTCCTAAGGACATCATTAGTAAATCTAAAGATGAAGCTGAAATGTCCTTGGCTAAACGTAAAGGCGACGAAGAATAAAAAGCAGAAAATATCCCACTACCCAATATTGGGTAGTGGGTATTATTTCGCTTTATTTTTTATCTATGCTATAGACTTATTACCAGCTGGATTTCTTGGAGGATACAGTGTAACCACCAGTTTCACCAGGGTTAGGCATTTTAGCCAAAGCATCATAAGCAAATTTAGCTTCTTCGAATTCTGTGTTTTCATTGATCCAGTCAAGGAATTTTTGAGCTTTGTCTGTAACCAATGGACCAGTAATAGGATAACCATTGAAGCTAATGTTCAATTCACGCCAGCCGATATCGCCTTTAGTGTAGTTGTACATAGAAGTTTCTGCAGATGTAGGTTGAGCAGATACGATCAAATAAGCTTTTTCAATGAAACGTGCTGTATTATCAGTAGTGAAATACAAGAATTGGAATGTTTCATGTTCGAAGCCAGCTTCAAGAGCAGATTTATCACGTTCAGCACCTGTTTTCAAGATACCGTTATAACGTTTTACTGTAGAACGAGGGTCTTTTACGCCACGTAAGAACAATTCATGAACTTTAGTGAAGATAGAACCAGAACGTTCATTGTATCGCATGGAGAATGTAGAAGCAGATTGCATAGTAGTTTGAGTGATGATATTAAGGTTATTTACACCATCGGAAAGTTCGTTAGTGTTTACACCCATATCTTCGATACCATCCAAGTTCTTGAAGTCGTATTCAAGAAGATGACGATAGTTTTCGATCAATACTTTGTAATCATCGGATTCGTTTTTCAATACGTTAAGGAAATCAGGAATTTTCAAAACGATCAAGAAACCATAACCAGTTTCATACAAGTCCCATTGTTCCAAAGCGGAGTAGTCAACTACGCCACGAGTAAGCATGTATTTAGTAACATTACGGACTGGTTTAGTACCAGCGAAAATGTTTTTAATAGTATTTGCCATAGTATGTCGTCCTCCTTTCTATTATAATACAGCGTTTTCGCTGTTACGAATAGCTTCGATTTTGAAGATTTCAGTTTGAATGAAGTTACGGAATGTAACTTGGATACGAGCATAGAAGATTTTGTTCATGTCGTAGTTCAAGTCTTTAGTGTAAATAACTTGAATTGTTTCAAACTTACTGGAGTGACGAGCAATGATGGATTCAACGTCTTGTTTGTATTGTACCAAATCATCACCATCCAAGAATTTGTAACGGTTGATTGGACAACGTTGACGGATTTCACGAATTAATGCTTGTACCATAAGTACGTTGTTGCCCCAGCTCAATTGAGTGTAAGCACGTTGTGCAGTGAATTCGGAGTCCATAGTCAAGACACCATCATAGTAAGTCGCATAGTTGATGCGGTTGTCATCGAAGAATTGTTTTTGATCACCGGATTTAGGAGTATGTTTTGGTGTGAAGTTGATAGTACCATCAATTACATCATCAAATACGATACCATAAGCTTGACCACAGAATGGACGAGATACACCATTCAAGTAATGGTTAACAAATTTAACTGCCATGTTGTAAGTGGAAGTTACTGTGATTTGTTTACCAGAGTATGGGTCAAGGATATCCCAGTAGTTGCTGTAAAGCATAACGAATTTAGAACGAGCGGATTCTGGAAGTTTAGATACTTGGTATTTAATATCTTGGAAGGACATCAAACCTTTAGTACCCATATCTTCGAAGTATTCGCAGTCTTCACGGAATGCTACTAATTCTTCAATAGAACGTTTGATTGCAGCAGGGTAGTTGCAGTCGAAGATAACGTCGATACGGTTGTTATCTACGTCATAGATTGCATCACCTTGTTCGCAAGAGCCATTGAATACCATTTGAATTTGTTTGTAGTAGTATTCAAGGTTAGCCATAGGGTTTGTGCCAAAACGACCGTTAGAACCATTAAGCAAAGAAATACCATTCAAGTTGTTAAGGTTAACGGAAGTAGATTTAACACGGATGTTGCTCATCTTTTTACCATACAAGTCTGTATTGTAAAGCAAGTCGCAAAGAGCCATTTCTTTTTCATCACGACCAGAGATGTATGCTAAGTTTTTGTAGAATTCTTCCCAGTATTCTTCGAAGATACGAGTACGAATTTGACGAGAAGTTTTAGCATTTACAACACGAGTAAGAGACATGTTCAAACCAGAGTCACGAATGTCTGGGTTCAAGGAGAACATGAATGTTTCAAGTTCAGTTAAAGTACCATCTTGGTTTTCTTCCATAACTTTCAAGATATAGGAAGCATAAACGATTGGGTATTTAGTTGTGTTGTTTCTATAGATACGAATACGTTTGTTAGAAACACCACGACCGATATCAGTGAACAAGAAGAGTGGGTAAGAACCATCTTTACCCAAACCATTATGAGTATGAGAAGCTTTCAAAGCTGTCTTATAGTCACCAGGGTTGTTAGACACCATATCTACAGATTGAAGTGTGAATTCAAGATCAGCAACTTGAGTCATGATAGGTGTAGAAGCTACAGAAGAAGTTGTTTCTTCACCAGTAGCATTATCACGGTAAAGAGCTTTACCGTTTTCATCTGTTTTTTGAATATTGGTTTTTGTTACATTTGCAATGACAGCAATGTTAGCCAATTTAGCATCTTCTGCTACGACACGACGAGCGAAAAGACGACCACCAGCTTTTACAAAGCTAGCAGCAGTCAATAAAGATTGACCATGGCGAGCGAAATCAATGTTATCGCCGTAATAGTCGGCGAAAGCTTGAGCGTTCTCGATTTTGGTAAATTCTTCTGGCCCTTTGTCAGAGGAAAATGCACTGAAATTGATAGGTCTATCAATAGTAACTTTGATAGTATTATCAATAGGATTAATTTGACTTTGGTCGTCCCAAATGAACTGTGTTCCAGGAGCTGGCATAGTCTTAGTTCCTCCTTTATTTTTCTTTTAATTCTTAAGAAGTTAAAAAAGTTTATATAAACCTTCTCAAAGAGAGGCAAACTTTAATCATATGTTAAAGGCCACTTCCGGTATATCGCTTATAAATCCTTACCAGTAACGATATTCTCTAATGGAGAATCAACCTCGCTATCATTCAGAGCAGCATATACAACTGACTCGTTAAAGTTTTCAGAAGTAATTGCTGAATAAGGACTGATTATTTTGGCGATAGTCTTAATACCGATTGGAGTATAATTCTTCATATTGGTTTCGCCAGATAACCTGAATGGCACGTCTATATTATCTTTAGCCCGGCACAGTTCAGAAATCATAACGCCAAATAATTGTAGTGCTACATTATATGAAGCACCATTATAGGCAATATTATCTATGAAATAATTTTGAAGTTCATCATAACCAATGGTATTAGGAATAGCACCAGTGATTGCGAATAATTTCAAGAATTGTTCTGTATTTTCGATATCTTCTGGTACAAAGATATTTACAATAACCGGGTTGCCTTTTTTATAACGAAGAATCCGATAATCTTGTTTCTCTGATTCTTTAGTTAGTTTAATGCCTTTAATTTTATCTACTTTATATGGATTCGTTAAGAATCTAGTAGGATAATTAAACTGCTTTAGAGAACCTCTTGTCCCAGTCTTAGAAACTAAGCAATAGTTCATAATACCCATGACATTAATAAATTCTCCAGCATAGGCAGCTAAACCTCGATCGAAAAAGATTTCAGGAATATAGAATTGGAATTCGCCATCTTGATTAAAGACTATGGAATCACCTACACGTTTTAGAAACGTCGGAATCTTTTGATCCATAATTTAACCTCCTTTCTTCAAGTTTATTATGTTGTCATGGATATAATTTGTGATTATTTACTGTGGAATATGAGGACCAACGTATCCACCCAATGTAGTTTTGAATACATTGTGCTTCCACCATAAAATCAATTCATTAGGTTCTTTATGTAGGAATTTCTTGAAATCCCCACCAGGTGTAATCAAGTTAGCAGGTATAATAGAATACCCAGGACGAATAATACCCGTAGGACCAAGAACAGTAACACCACCGGTACTAACACCGCCAGTATTCTTACCGCCTCTAATAATAGAACCGACAATACTTTTGCCAATTAGTTTACCACCATCTACAATACCGTCAGTAACGATACCTTTAACAGTTGCACCACCAGTAGTAATACCATCTTCGATAGTGAATTGAACGCCATTGATTTCACCGATAGCTGTACCACCATAGACTTTACCACCAGTAGAAGTACCACCATGTGCTTTAACACCAAACACACTAGCACCAAGAGTAGTCATGTCTATACCAGAACGTTCACCACCAGTAACAATGGAGCTTTGAATAACTGGATTAAATGCAACACCATCGATTGTTTTACAACCAACAATATCAGCATCCACTACGAATAAACGACCTTCTTTAGCTTTAACTAAAGAACCTTCTAATTCTCCGTTACCAGATTTACCACCTTCAGCAATTGGATTAATTAGTTCACCAGCCATTACTTTGCCAGCAACTAATGTACCACCGATAGATTGTGGATTGAAAATAGTAACAGATTTTTGATCTTTATTTACACCCATACCGACACCACCGAGTGCAATAGATGTATCTTCTAATGCTGTAGCAGAAACTACAGTACCAGCAGTTACATTACCATTACCATCAATAGTAGCATCTTTAATGAGGATATCTTTAAATAAACCATTCGCTGTTGCACCATAAGTTTTGGCGTTAACCATGTTAACGTCTACACCGAATAATTCATTATAGAGACCAATATATCTGATAGTAGATGTACGGATATTCAATACATTAGACATACCTTCAGTAGAGCAATCTACTTGTAAGATATAGTCAGTATTATCACAAGGACATTTGCAAGTACTTGCAGTGCCAACTTGACCAATCCCAGTAATAATACCAGAAACTTGATGCAAAGAACCAGCTTCTACATAGCGGATAGTATATTTATTACCAGTTGTAATATCTACTTCTTTTGTAGTACCATCGGAATAAGTAATTGTTAATTTCAACATTCTAGTTTCTTTAACACCGACATCGACTACCATAAGAGCATCTAATTTATCACCAGTATTTCTGCAGTCACAGCTGCAGCCATCAGCAACCCATTGGGTGCCACCGTACATATCAAAGATATTATCTCTATATCTATTATTCATTGCATAGATATTTAATGGAAATTCACCTTCGGAATAATGAATCTTGCTCATTATATTTAACCTCCTTTTCTAAATGATTATCTAAATGTTTGCCGATCAGCTTCGTAATGGGCTTTAATATAAAAAAGAAAATAAAAGTATATTATAGAATTGAGTAGAGATAAGCTTATCTTATCTCTAAAAATTTTTATATTTTTCTTTATAGAAAGGAGTCACAATTATGACAAACGGTGACAAAATTATTGACACATTAGTCGACAATGCTGCAGGTGTAGTTAAACGTGTAGCTAAAAAAGTAGTAAATGGTTTATTCGTAGACAAAGAACACTCTAAACCATATATGGAAGATAATGCTCCATATGAATACGCTTCAAGTAAGAAACATGAAGCTAATTTTACAGCAACCGATTTCGATGGTGGCTGGGCACCTATGGATAACTGGCATGAATTAACTGATCACCATATCGATGGTTTCGTAAGTTGGGATGATGTAACAGAGAATGATGAAGAAGAAGGAATGACTGTTACTCCTGATACAGGTATTTATACATTTCGTATCAATGGACATGAATCTCGTTTCGTTGTGTTAGAGCAATTCTGTAATGAGTTGGATATTACATATGATGAATATCGTAAAATTGTAGAAATGGCTCCAGAAATCTTCCCTGTATTGATTCCTCATGGTGAATTCCAAAAGGGTGTATTTAATCGTGAAGCAGAAAAGAATGCTGAATTATTAGAACCACATTACTTGATTTCTATTTCTGCTTTAACTCGCACTGTAGTTAAAATGAATTTCACATCTAGAGATGCTATTGAATTTAAGAAAGCTATCAATGCGTTTATCAAGAACGTAATTGCTTCTTGTCTTGCATCTTCTATCGAAGAATAATTATAAAGGGAGGAGAAATCCTCCCTTTTATTTTTTATTATTTTTTCTACGTTCCTGAGGGTATTTATGCTTTAAACACACCTATAATGACATATTATGCTAATCCAAAGGAGGTAGATATAAATGGGACCAGAGGAGATGATGGTTCAACAACAACCACAACCATTACGCCCTGTATACCAAATGAGCACTACCAATAAATCTTTCTTAAATATGCACTACTACCTCAAAGCAAGAGGTATAAAAAATAATAAATTCATGCTAGTTCTTTTCGATCCAGATTTAGCTGGGGTAGATCCACATGATCCTAACCTTAGCTTGATTATGAAGCAAAAGGTAACTAGAGAAGTAGTAAGAAATTATTGGTATTTTCTTCGTGAAGTTGTTCGGGTATACGAAGATGGTAACCCTAGAGGTGTACAATATAGATTAGACCGTGGTAACATGGCATTCCATTTCTGTACTCTTTATAACTTAAATATTTTCCTAGAACTTCCTCGTCAGGTCGGGAAGACCACATCTGCACTTATCCGTTATTTATATATCTATAACTTCGGTAGTGCTAACTCTATTATCACATATCTCCATAAAGACATGAAAGCATCTAAAGAAAACTTGAACGATACTAAACGTCTTAGAGATATGCTTCCACCTTATCTACAAATGGCACAAGAATTCTCTATCGTAAATGGTAAGAAGAAAAAGATGCCTACTACTGTAGAAAAGATTCAAAACCCTATAACTCATAATGTAATTAATACATTACCTTCTGCTCGTAATGCTATGCTTGCATCTAACTTGCTTCGTGGTAAAACTATCACAATGCTATGGGCAGACGAATGGGCCTTCATCAAGTATAACGATATCATCTATTCTAATGGTATGCCAGCATTGAATACAGCCTTCCGAAATGCAGCTCGAAACAATGCACCTCATGGTTTTATCATTACAACAACAGCTGGTATCTTATCTGATGAAGCTGGTGTATATGCATATAAGATGGTACAAAATGCTACTCGTTTCAATGAACAGTGGTATGACCTTTCTTATAAAGACTTGATGGAACTTATTGATGCTAATGTAAACTCAATCTTCGTTCATATTAGATTTGGTTATGATGAATTAGGTCTTGGTGAACATTGGTTTGCAGATATCTGTCGTAAGATGAACTATGATATGGTTCGTATCCGTCGGGAAATCTTACTTGAATGGATTGATAAGCCAGAAAACTCTCCATTCAATGCTAATGACTTAGAAACTATTCGTGGTTTGACCAGAGAACCAATGAAAACAGTACTATTATTAAATAAATATAACTTCAATATTTATTCTATTAATGGTACTATGTCTGCAGCCCACCCAGAAGGTCTTGGTATTCAACTCAATATGAGAAATGTACCAATGGATCCTCCAATTATCGGTGTCGATCCATCTGGCGGTTATCAACGAGATTATTCTGCTATCTGTGTAATTGACTCTAGGACTACAGAAGTTATTGCTGAGTTAAAATGTAACTATATTAGCCCTCCAGATCTTTGTCGCTGTATCTATTACATCGTTACTACAATGATGCCAAACGCAATTGTAAATATCGAACGAAATGGTGGTTTCGGTGCATCTATTATTCATAGACTCAGAGAAACTTCCATTAAAGATAATCTATACTTCGAATATAAAGATCGTGTAGTAGAAGAAACTAATGATGACTTTGGTCGTGTAATTAGACGTAAACAAAAAACAAAAGTATTTGGTCTAGATTCCTCTAAAGGAACTCGTGATGAATTAATTCAAATACTTCGTGAACGTGTAGAACTTCATAAAGATAAATTCAAATCTAAACTAATTCTAGATGAATTAGAAAAGATGACTGTTAAACGTAATGGTAAAGTAGAACACTCTGACAACTCCCATGACGATTTAACATTTGCTTATCTAATGGCTCTATTCGTTTGGTACAATGGTAAGAACCTAAAAGAAAACTGGGGTCTTAATAAAACAACAATCAAGACTGAAGAAGATGTCGATGAAATTGTAGGCATTCCTGAAGAGGAACAAAAATACGTTGACATCGTTGAAGAAATGGTTGTTAACGATGATGATAAGATTGCTAAGGAAGTTGAAAGACAACTTAAGGAACTTAAAGCTGGTATAGGCATGACAGTTGATGAGTTCTATAGAAAGCAACAAGCTAAAGAAGAAGAGCAATTCAAAATGATGATGCAAAATAGAGTATTCTTAGAAGCTTATGCTAAATTCTCTCAAACTCCTATCAATGAATTAGAATCATTATATGGAACAGGCTCTAGAACTACGATACCTAATACAGTATTCTTAGGTGCTGATGCTGACTTAATAGAACAAATGGAACATGAAAAGAACTTTGCTCTAGCTAAAGTCAAAATAGAAAATTAAAAAAAATAAAAGAAGATTAGGAGTACCCAATATTGGGTACTCCATCTTTTTATTTAATGAATTTACAATTTCTTTTACTGTTTACATGATACCGGTTATCACGTAATGTAAGTTCCCAGCCCTCGTATGGGTCGTTAGATTTTCGCTCTGGTTTTGCGACAATAATAGGTGTAACTATTTCGTTACCAAAATCAGCTTTGATATTAACCACAGGATATAACCCTTTAAATTCTCGGAACTCAGGGAAATCTTTTAGAAACCATCCAATACTTCTCAATTTGTCTTTATTACCAGATGCTAAAAGATCTCTAGCTTCCCTTACTGCTTTATCAAACAAGAATCCGCGTCTTGGTGCTATTAGGAGAGAAGTTTCATAACCTCCCCCTTTTGTATATTCACCAATCAGAAATTGATAGTGTGATATTCCATTCATATCGACAATCTCTTTAAGCGAAATCAAATCTAATTTTTTGTCAATAATTGCTTCAATACTACGGATTACTAATAAATGATCATCTGCTGTTAAATATGTTTTCATGTTAAATATTCTCCAAAATTAAATAAACTAAAATAAATAATACACAAAATAAATTAATCAATAACTACATCAGAAATTCTTTTGAATGTTTCAACCACAGGATGGACCATATCGCTCTCGCGGCCGCTTTGGTCTTTAGCGATATATTCATTGTAAAGTTTAGTACCATTCTTCAAACAACGTTCGTATTCCTCACCTGTGTAAGGTAACATCGCCGTGATCATCATCGGCTTTTCAAGCTTCTCTGGAGCTGTAATGAAGATACGTTCATCTCCATTGATGTTGACTTTCTTTTCGATAAAGATTTCTACAGTGCAAATTAATGCTCTTTCGCAGATACCTAAAAGAATTTTCAAGTCGTTCAAATCCAATTTGTGTTGTTCCATTTTCGAAACCTCCAATAAAATTAAACAATAGAATTAAAATAAAATAAATTATAGAAACTAATTGCTTCTATTCACTTTTATAATATACAACCAATAATTTAAACTATTACAATTTTGCGAAGGAATGTCCCATACCCAATATTGGGTATGGGAAATATGGTTAAAAGTTTATAACCTAGTTTACCATCTAGCAACCCAAATTCCATTAGTACTTTTAATAGTTTTAGTAATATGGTAAGGGAAATCAGATGGGGTCATGATTGCATGCACTGGAGCATCTGCTTCGTTATGAACAGTCACAACGTTAGTTCCAATAACATGGTTAGTATCTACAGCAAAAGAAGTACTAATACTAGCCATGATACATAAAATCATTAAAATTAGAGTCTTTTTCATATTATTCTCCTTTTTGAGGGAAATACTCTGAATTAGATTTATTTTAAAGTTAGAAGATCATTCATGGGAACTAATGTTTTTACAACAAAACCACCCCATGTCTGATATCAGACATGGGATGATACGATTCCAAGAGCAGTTTTGTACAGTTGACCGGACTATACTTATTATAAAGTCCATCATTTATAAAATTACTATTTATTTTGCTGTATACTAAATAGTAATACTAAAAGGAGGTACCCTCGATGAACTTACAAGGTGAAAATAAGGCGGATTTTATCGTCGCAGAAGGTATGTTAGCTAACCTCTTAGCTAATTTCAATACCGAATTTATTTATAACACAGTTGAAGATTTATTACAATACCGCAGCACCCATTTTGATTTACAACCTAAACACAATATCATATCTGCATTAGAAATTGCATTCAAAGATATGATAAATAATTACCCTGGTGATAAAGCTAATATCTTAGAAGTAAGAGAACAAGTATACAAAGAAATCTTACATAGACTTTGTAGAGATGGCTTATCTGTATCTTATGTAGATTCAGAAACTAATATCTATACTTTGGTTAAATACTTATATGATCTTTGCATCGCTAGATATGACTTATTTGTATTTACATTCTTACGTCGTTTTATCACTATCCAAAAAGACTATTTATATACAGCTCTTCAATTGGATACTAAACGTAAATCTAAAGATACTAGTACTATCTACAATAAAAACACATTCGAAGATCCTAAATTAGCTATTATTATTGCTAACTTAGATACAGTATTACATCATATCTGCTATGACTTAGACTTAGACATGTACAATGCGATGAGTTATATGTATTACACAGAAGAAGATAGAATAATCATGAATTACTTGACTAATTATATCGACTCTGGTGTAAATATTATCGATTGCTTCATTCGACCAGTATTAACTAATCCATTATTGTTCAATCCATGCTTTGCACATTTGAAAATGCTTGGTAATATCAAAGACGTAGATCATACTGAAGTTGGTTATGATCCAGAGATGAATAATCATTGGAGAAATTAGGAGAATTAGGATACTATGAGAAATAGAACAGAAGACATAATAAAAGCACGCTATCAAGATATCGAATCTAAATTGGGTATTGGTAAGAAGGACGTCTATGGTGAATACTTCACTAAAGGAGCAGACGTTACTAAAGAATTCTTAGAAAAGAATGTTTTCCCAAATGCTAATGACTTTGATTTCAAAGATCCAGCTACTTCAGAATTCCCAGCATTAACTGATGAACAAAAGATTGCTCTTGGTCGTGATGCAGTCCTCATCTATAATACAGTACGTGATTATAAAATGGGTGATAATGAAATCGATTGGATTAAAATAGCAAGAGAAGCTAAACTTCTTACCAATCGTCAATATGAAGAACTTGATTTAGAAAATCGAGATATCCCATTTGAAGAAAAACTCAATGTGATAAATAATATCAAAGATTTAATCATTGGTTCCGGTGAACAAATCTTCTTTGGTTTACAAATTGAATCTTCTCGTGAAATGAATGGTATGATGCCATTTGAATTAGCACGTAACTATTTCTTACAAAATGATCAAATGTTTAAATTCGATCCAGAGAAAGAAGAGTTCGATGGAGATGTAACTGATTATAATAGATCTTATAGCCAATCTCTATATCTTAATGCTATCAAAGAGATTCTTGAGAAACCTGAATTCTATGATCGTATCGAAAAAGAATTATCTGATCGTTTATATAAACGTACTATTAAACGTACTACAGATACTATCAAACAAATCTCTGATAAGAAACGTTACAATAATACTAAGAAGACAGCAACACGAGACACTTCTAGATTAGATGAAATGATCCGTTTATTATTCCCTGACTTAACTAAAACACAATCTCGTGTATTTGTTTATGCTATGTCTAAATGCTTCACTAAGAAGAATACATTATACGCAGCACTTACTTGCTATTTAGTTAATTCCAATATTATTTCTCTTATTCCAATCATGGCTTATAAGAAAGATGATTCTGAATTAACCGGTTCTGCACGTATTCTTTATAATAACTTAACTGAAGTATTTAATACTATCAAAGAAAAGATTACTAAATAAAAAAGAAAAGATATAGGAGTACCCAATATTGGGTACTCCATATTCTTCCGCTTAAAGTAATGGGTCTTTGTCTTGTACTCTAGTACTATAACCTTTTGAATTATTCAATACAAAGTTATTTACATACTCTAGATCGACATAAAAGACAATTTCAGAAATACGTTCTGGTAGAGGTTGTTTAGGGATAATACTATAAGTATTCCAATCTATAGTTACATCTCTTCTTTGACCAGCATTATATAATTGAACGTCCATAAATACGGCAGGAGAAATATACTGCTCTTTAGCAGCCTCTGCTATATTGTAGAATGAATTATCATCTGGTCGTTTAATAGCATCAATAAAGTTAATTAATTGATCATGATCTTTGATAGGGAATTCTTTAGAGTCTTCTACATAATCAGTTGACATGTATTGACCCCATCCTTTTTCGTTTCTAGTAGGTACAGCATCAAAGCACATATTATGATATATGAATCTTTCTCTATTGACATTTTCACATGGGATATTAACTAAGTTTGTAGGATCCTTAGAGTAATATGTATAGAATTGAGGTGCTGGGAATAAGCATTCCACATCCATAGATACAATAAAGTTATTATCTATTTGACCTTCTCTTTCACCTTCACCCAATTCTAGGTTATTAAACTTAAGGTGAGTATACATATCCGTCATTCTTATATAAAACTCATATTCACCTTTTGTACCTCTGAATTTGTACGAAAACGGTAAGTGTGAGTGCTTGTTTAAATAAGAAATGAACTCAAATAGCTTTAATACATCTCCATCACAGATATCAAATCCAGAATCTCTAGCAATAGCATAGATTATTTCCTTAGGTACTACAAAGTCTAAGTCAATATACTTAGTCTTAGTAGTTGGAGGAGCAAAAGCTAGTTGCATGAACTTATATAAGTCCATAGCATGGTTAAAGGAACTTACTTTAACCTTATAGTTGAATTCAACTCTAAGTTGTTCCATTTGAATAGATAATAGATTACCAGAAATATCATCTTTAAAGAAAGCATCATTAAACCGTGCTTTATTGGAATAGATATTCTTACCGAAGTTATATAAACTAGAGAATTCTCTATTATATTCATAATCTAAACGAGGAGTAATCATCAATGATGGTTTACCACGTTTAACGTAATCTAATAAGTCTTTATTTAAATAATCTGCTAAGATATTCTTACCAGCAATGAACTCTGATTTGAAATATCCATCAGCAAATCTACGAACAAACCAATTTCTCATATATTCTACACAAATAGAATATGTATGGGAGATAGAAGGAGTACAAAGACTCATGGTATGCTCTTTTTTGAATTTGCGAAGATCTTCTAGTCCCTTTGGACGTATTTCGATGATCTCCATATTACTTACATCATTAGTTTTACTGCTATAATCCAAGTTCTTATCTCCTTTCTTACGATAGTTTACTATTATGTCATAAAAAATAAAGAATGGCATAACTCCCTCGAATAAACGAGGGAGTATACCTATATATTCAAATTCTCTTAGTAATTAAACTTTGCAATACAGTAAAACCAGACTAAACGATAACTAAGAGAATTGGAATACCTATAATTCAGTTTCGAATTCATAGATAGAAACGGAATAAGTTTCGAATTTCTTACACAATTCAAATTCAGCACACTGTTCCATTTCCAATAAAGACATATCAGGTTTGATCTTATCTGTTTCAATTTCTTTATTTAAGAATTCCGCTAGTGCTTCTTTATCTTCGAAGTATTCTTCGAATTCATTACCACCGTCTTCATTCCAGTTACAGTAATAACCATATGCTCTGAAATGGGCAGCGGAGAAGAATGTATCATCTTTATCTGTATTGATGAATAAACCATCATCTGGTTCTTCAGCAAATACGTCAAACTTAATACCTTCCCATTCTTTATCTATTAACATTTGGAAATGTTCTGGATAAGGACGCCAAGCACTTTCTGTTGCTAGTGTAAAGAAGACAATTGGTTTCTTATCTTTATAAGTTTCTGTAATTTCAGAACACCATAGAATTTCATCTCTAAGACTTTCTGTCTTTTGTTCATAAAATTCTGGTGGTATATCTAGAGATTCGAATACTTTTCTTATATAACCGATATTCTTATCAATAAAGTCATGAAAAGATTGTAATTTTTCAATTTCATTTGGTTCACAATAAAATGCGAACTCACTATAACAATTATTTGCCATAAGTTTGTTCTCCTTCAGCATATTCATGGAATAAGGTTAAATTTTTCACATAACGTTCAGGGTGTTTTAAAAATTCCCTGATTGGGATTACTGATGTTTTAGCAGCTGTTAGACCAGGCATCTCTTCGATGACTAATTGATTACCAAGAGTATCACAGAATTCTAAGAAATCTTCTTTGACATCTTTACATTCTTTACCACCTAATAAAACATCACATGCAATACGATAATCATCTGCACATAGATAATCCATTACGATGAATTCATCCCAAGTACAAATAGAACCACTGTCAGCACCTGGTCTGCGTTCTAATGTATTGACTACTTCACCATCTTTGATCATAATATTAAAACAGGATCGTTTTATGCCGTCTTTTTTACCCAGAGATACAATACCTGCAATGATATCCAATACACCAACGTATTCTAAAGCATATGCGTCGTCCCATTTTCTTTTAACGATTTCTTCAGCATATAGATCAGCGAACGAATGACGTAGTTGTTCAATTCCGATACCAACTACTTTAGAGAGAAAGATGTTATATTTAACCATCTCTTCACTTTTTGGAGCATTATACATACCCCATTCTTGTAAAGCATTTTTACTTACATTAACTCTATTGAGTTTGTTTGAAAACATGTGTGTTTCCTCCTTTTAAAATTTTGCCAGTATGAAATTATACTCGACTTCATGGAAATAATATACATCTAAAATTTAGATTAAAAAAGAGAAGATATACCCATAGCCAATATTGGCTATGGGATATAATATCAGTCTAAAATATTGATTATGTGTAATAGATCTTCACCGTTAAGTGATTCACTAATACGTTTAGTATGCTTTTCAACTGCACGTTGATACATACATTCAAAGTCTTCATCGTCTAGCTTTATTACAGAATCAGATAGAGCATACTTCTTGAATACTGGTAATTTCTTCTTATATTGATTTACCATAGCAGAGAAACCTCTGTCCACCACTTCAATATAAGTAGTATCATTAGCACGAGTACGTCCTAATGATTGTCTAGCCAATACATGAGAACTAAAAGGCTCTGCTAAAAGAATAGTTAGTTGTAATCCATCTATATCCATAGCAGCACCACATGATTTAGTTGTAGATAAGATAATTCTCTTCTCTAATTCAAATGGTTTCTGCTCTTTAGGGATAAGAGTAGTATAAACACCAACTTGCCCTTTTAATTCAGGATAAGCATATTCTATCCAGTCTTTAATGGATAAGATTGCTTCATTTGTCGAGATATATACTAGAGCTTTATTAACTTCTAGACATTTCTCTACCATTATACGAAGCATCTTAATAAAATTAGGTGATTTAGTACAATATTTAGCATAAGCATGTCCATTCAGACCATGTCTATTCATACAACGTTGAATATCCATTGGTGATGGATGGGAATTATATTGAATAGCGATATAATGTGTATGAGGATCATTATCCTCATCAAATAAATCTATTTTAGGTACAGTTTGGAAATATGCTTGATATACTTCATCTTCATCTCTATCAGATCTTTCTGGTGTGGCAGTAAGATAGATAGTTTTATACGTATTGGTAGCAAAGTCTATATGAGATACATTCTCGAACGATAAATGAGCTTCATCATATATTTTTAATCCAACACGTAGCTTTCTAAATAATTCACCTACCTTATCCCAGCCATATTTGTCACCATATGACTTGATAGTTTGGTGAGAAGCCAATATATACTTTATCGAGGATATGTCTACTAGTCCCTTTAATACACGGGCAATAGAGCCAATTCCGACTAATTGATATATTTCACTTTTAGATGTATCTGTATATTCTGTAATACGATCTTCCCATTGTTTAATCCAATCATTGGAAGATGTAATCATAATAGAACGTACTTTCATAATAGCTGCAGATACTACAGCTACATACGTCTTACCAACACCTGTATTTAGGTTTACAGATAGTTGGGATTTACCTCTGGTATAAGCATATTCTCCATTACCAAGAATAAAGCTCAAAGTCTTCTTCTGAACATCATTTCTCGGCAAGTAACGTAGAAAAATGTTTAAACCAGCATCGAATGGGTCACATTCTTTATCTATAGTTACATTGGTACCAAACCAATGCTCTAGTCTACTTAATGGAAATCCTCTAGGTATTGATAAAGTACGTTTATCTGGATCATACTTAATACCCAATGGTTCATATCTAAAATAGACTTTATTCCATCTACTAAATACTTTCTCTAATGGGAAACAATCTCGTTCTCTGTAATCATGAATTACAGTACAAGTATGTTTAGCTACTATTTTAGAGTCATAAATCAAGTATTTTCACCTCCAGACTAAAAATAATCCCAGATAGGAATAACCTATCTGGGAAATACCATTATAACATTTCACTTACACCTTCAACAGGTTCTTCTGGTAATGGAAGATTGATGACAGGGTCTACCATATATTCTTTATAATGGTTAATTACAGCATCATCATAAAGCATATATGATTGAGGGTGCGTCATAGCAAATCCATCTAATTGAGAAGGAGCAGATTTCTTGAAGGATAATGGGTTAGTAATACATTTAGTCAAATCTTTATATAATAAAGAGATAACGATACTAGGATTATCCATCAATGCTCTATCTAATGTAATCAATTTAGATTCTTCGTTAGGATTTGTCCAATTTGGTTTAGCGATATTGGAGAATACGCTACGAACTTGGTTGGAGATGATAGTTTCAATATGTACTGCTTGGATTTCTACATCACCTTCGATACAACGTTCGATGATATGTTGTACGATAGAGTTACGATCATGAGACATGATTGTTTCTTTAAGGTTAACGATAGATTCAAGTTCTTTGAGTACTTTAACCAATTCATTATTATCGATAGTGAACAAGAATAACATGATACCTTTTTCAGATACATCTTTCAATGGAATATGTAAATTACCATCTTCATCTGGTTCAATACCATTTTCAAGAATATATTCATTAAATTCTTGAGTCAAATACATCTCTACTTTTTCCATAGATGTAATTTCATTAGGTGTATTATCGATAACGGCTGTAAACCCAGTTACATAAGATTTTTGATTAGTAAGTTCTGGGTTATAAGAATCCACATCACCAGTTGTAACGATGTCATCCATGTTGATAATGATTTCAGAGTTCATATCTTTACATGGGATAGCATAGATAGCATTAAAGTTTGGTTTAAAGTATTTATTAAATCCATTAGACCAGTTCAATGCTGTGATTACTGTTTCTAATAGATGTTTTGCAGATAATAGACGTTGAGTCAATTGATAAGTCAATTGTTCTACAGCAATCTTACCTACACATACGATAGTATTAATCAATGCCAATTTATAACCATAACATCTGTGACAGATACCATGACCTTGAGCATTAGATTGACAAGTAATAGGAGAATAGATATGTAAAGTCTTACCAATAAGATTTTTATCTGTCTTAGCATCTATTACTAAGTCTTTACCATCTTCATTCAAACGATAAGTTCTACCGTCAAACCGTTCTAAGAAATCTTCATTTTCGATAGTGATGATTTCTAAGTTCTCTGTGTTACATACATAATTAGGATCTTTATGTAAGAATGTACCTAAGTTATTTAGACCCATAATACGAGCAACGTCACCAGATTCACCTACGTTGATTTTAGTTTGGTTTTGTGCTACACGAGCTGCAGCGGCATCCATATAGATATCGGTAATAGTATTAAGACCATTAGCATAAGAGCTATCGATAATAGCTGGTAATACATTACCTTTACCATCTGGTTTAGTACCAACGTTGATAATCAATTCTTTATATTGACGTGGGTTGATACCTTGTTTTACACTTAATGGATTCTTCAAGCAATGTTCATAACCTAAATACTTTTCAGATTCCATAATGTATTTGTTTGATTTATTCAAACGTTTCATACCCTCATCTTTTACATCCTCAATAGGAATATCACCAAAGTGAGAGTTTAATAAACTCCAGAACTCTGGAGCTTTTTGTGCTAATTTAATTGTGTCGTAGAAGTTGATTGTACAAGCATTAAACTGAGCAAAGCTATTTACAAATTGTTGCATAGCAAAGATATTATCAGCAAATGATCTATTTAATTCTACGATATTAAGCTTACGATTCTTACGATATTTACTAGCTCTATATCTTTTATCGATATGTGGTTTTAGATTACGGTCTATGATTTTATCATAATGATCAGCAATCATACCACGAGTGAAACCTCTCTTATCAAATATGAAATGACGAGATTTGATTTTGAATCCTTGACGAATAACAGGTTCCCATAGTAATATATTGACTGCTAAATCAGGTAAAGTTAGATTTACTGATTTACCATCAACAAAGTTTACTCGAACCTTTGCCATTTGGATAACAGGTTGTTCCACACCATCTAGAAGTATAGAGTTAATTCCATTCCAGTAATCATCGTAAGTGTATTGAGTTATATCCCCTGTATCAATAGTCAATGGTATACCATCAACGATACTGGAGAACACGTAATAATTACTTCTGTTTCGTTGTAAATAATTAACTGCTTCCATTCTAATCCTTCCTTTTCGTTTAATTAAAATATTTGTTCCAGTTATCTTTAGTACTGTTAATAAAAAGTTAAAAGATATCTAAGATTCAATTATATAATATACATTTGTAAGGAGGTTTAAAAATTTTGCGAAAAAGAAGGGAGTAGACCATAAGGTCTACTCCAATAGAAATTTATTTAATAGTTTGTGTGTGATGATTTACTTGACAGAAGTGTGTGAAATTTCTTTCAAGTACAATTTAATTATTTTTGTTTTAGTCTTTGTCAGCTTTAGGAGCTGTTGCTTTAGGAAGACGAACGTAATGCATAGGATCTGCTTTCAATAAAGCTTTTTGTGCTTTGATTACGTCACGTTTTACTGCGTTCCCGTAGCGTTTAATGATGTTGCTGATTGCTAATTTTTTCATAGCAGCAGCTTTTTTCAATTTTTTCCAGTCAGGACTATTAGATTCTTTAGCTTTTTGCATAGCAGCCAAAGCAATACGACGGTTATAATCGTCTTCTTTAGAAAGACGAACAACAGTACCTTTGCGGAGACCGCCAGCTTCAACTAATGCATTAACTGCTTCAGATTGTAAAAATTCTTTAGCAGACTCTTCGTCCATATGTTGAACAGCGTCAATGAAGAAGGTTTCGAAAAGAGCACCTTGGTCTTGTACGCCTTGTTCTTCGATATTTTCGAACATTAATTTCACCTCGCTATAGTAAAATATTTCAATTTGATTTCAACTATCGTAATGGTCTAACGTAGTTATATAAATGTTATAGTTGTTAATTAGAAATTAATTGCAAATTAGACACTTAAATACTATATATTTGGAAAGGAGTAGTGCCTTTATAATGGATATTTCAAATACAGAAATCGTAAAAAGATATAAAGAAAATCTTATGGATACACTTCCGTATATTTTTCCTACATTATCTGATTCAGAGTTAAATAGAGCCATTGATTATTCTATAAATAAACGATTTAAAAATTCACCTTGTTCCGTTTATAATAACTACAAAGAAGCCACACTTAATACAACCTTACTTAAAATGACAGAATATATTTTAAGTAAAAGACCTATAGTGACGTCCCAAGGATGTTTGTTTACAAGACATGGAGAACTACCAAATCCATTGTCTCAAATGATTGAAGAGTTTGCTATGACTCGTAATAAGTTTAAGAAAGAGATGCTTAAGTATCCTAAGGGTACAGAGCAATATCGTAAATATAACTTACTACAACTAGTAGCTAAAATTGATACCAATGCAATCTATGGTTGTTTGGGTGCACAAAGTAGTATCTTCTATAATATCTTTGTAGCATCTTCCATTACTCGTATTGGTCAAAGTATAATTGCGGCGGCAATTATGTTCTTTGAAGCAACTCTAGCTAACAATGCTAAGTTTGCTTCTATGGATGAAATCTTATCTTTCATTCATAATGTAAAATCTGAAGCTAGAGAACGTAAGTTCAAAGATGAAGAAGTAATTGGTAGAAATATTTCTCCAGAAGAATTATTCTATAAGATTATAATGTCTTGTGGTTATTCTTGGTATCCTTCTGAAGAAGATTGTGAAGTAATCTGGGATATATGTAATCGTATGGAACAACCTGAACGTAATAGAGTATATATGAAGAATAATATATTCGATTTCTTCAACGTTCCATATACTAGTAATCTAGTAGTCAACATGCTAAAGAAACTAGATGCCCCATTCTTGGATCCAAATCATCCACCAGAAACTATCAAAGAAGATATTGCTCTATTCACTGATTTGATTAGAGAGTATGTAGCATATAAATATCAATATACTGATAAGATTGATAGAGTTATGAGTATGATTCGTGAGACTAGTGTTATTACAGATACAGATTCAACTATGATTACTCTAGATGGTTGGTATAAGTTCATTCTCGAAAAGACTTTCGGTGTAGATATGAAGATTAAACATTCTTCTATTGACGGTGCTGAAATAGTAGAGAAAGATGATATCAATAATCTTAAAACTGAGGATGAGTATGTCCAAGAATATGATTTCTTGAATGATGAAATTATTGAAACTAAACGTATGGTAGAACCATTTAAAGTTATTCCACAAGATGGATTACGTTTCAGTATCATTAATATATTAGCTCACTCTCTAGGTATTTTGGTTAATGAGTATATCAAACGTCTATCCGATAATTATAATATGGATGGTAAGTTTGATCCTTGTCTATTAAGCCTTAAGAATGAATTCTTATTTAAGAAAGTTCTATTGACTAATGCCAAGAAGAACTATATCTCTAAACAAGAACTTCAAGAAGGTAATTTAGTACCAAATAACCAAGATCAATCTCTAGAAATCAAAGGTCTTCAAATTGTAAAAGCTGGTGCTCCAGAAAAGACTACAAAAGAACTATCTCGTATTTTATATGAAGATATTGTAAATGCTGAAGAACTAGATCAATTGAAGATTCTTAATGAATTAGCTATCGTTGAAAAGAATATTTATGTATCTATCAATAATGGCGATACAACTTACTTCAAACCTCAACGTATTAAAGCTATGAGTGCTTATGAAAACCCTATGAGAATTCAAGGTATCAAAGGTGCAGTAGCTTATAATGAGATGATTGATGAAACTAATCCTAAGATTAATCTAGAAGAACCAAATGCAGTCCTTATTATTAAGACCAATATTAATAAAAAGACTGTAGTTGATTGTAAAATGAAGAGAGAAGAACCAGAACGTTATCAAGCTATGGTAGATTTGATGAATAATGAATTCTATAAAGGTGAAATTACATCTATAGCTATTCCATTCGATGCTAAAGTACCTGAATGGATTATTGAATTCATCGATTATCAATCAATCATTAATGATAACTTAGGTTTATTCCCTTGTGATGCTATTGGTTTGGATAGATTATCTACAAATTCACCATATAGTGGTATTATTAAAATATAGGAGCAAAGAAATGTTATTTAACGAATACAAAGAAAAGATAGATAAAGCCCTTGAGGCTTTATCTGCTTGTAATACTAGCTTCACTAATGAAGAAGCGGCTAAAATGAGTACAGAAGAGCTTACTAATAAGGTAGGTAATAAACAAGGTATCCATAAAGCTCGTAATTTCTTAGAAGAAGTATTATTTAAAGATGGTAAGCTAATCGGTAAAGCTTCTGATGATAAAGAAGCTATCCGTTATATGATGAAGAATAATCTTCAACTATATATCATCCCACTAGACGAAAGTAAACCTTATGGAAAACAAGAAATCGGTGTTATCTATAAAGGCGTAGTTGGTATAGTTGTAAACCATGCTATGAACTTCGTAGAAGTAGTAAGTGAAGATGATATGAAAAAGTACGACATTTAACGTAATCAAACTTCTTTTTAATTATATAATATCTCTATGAGTAAGACGTCATAAGTCATAAATTAAAGACACGACAAACTTACGAGAATATTTTTATTAAAAAGGAGGACAACAAAATGTCTAAGAAAACAACTCACGTATCCTATGATTTGGATACAAAATTCATTTCCGCAGCTCGCAAATTAAAAGCTGCTCCAAAAACTTCTGAAGGTGATTTCGCTAAAGCCTTCGAAAAAGCTGGTAACTTCGGTGACAAATTGAACGTTATCGGCAAATTCGCTATTGGTCGTACTGATCTTTATAGTGTAATTCTCGATATCAATAAAGATATCAAAGCAGACTTAGAAGATGCTGATAATGTAAAACGATTGATTCAATCTCTTTACGTATCTGCATTAATTAATTTCAAGTTTGTTCCTAAAGTTCATGAGGAACTTCGTGGCTATGTTCCAACTGAATTCCAAATCTTGGAACGTCAAATTCATCAATTAGTAGCAGCTATCATCGATGGTAAAGATGAAGTAGAAGAAACTGTTGATGAAGCAGATCAAGCTCCAGAAGAAGAAATTGGTGCTGAAAAACAAGAAGAAGAAAGCTTGTTTGCTCAAATGCTTGGTAATGCTGCTGACAAAGTGGAAAAGGTAGCAAAGAAAGCTAAAGAGAAAGTTAAAGCAAAAGCTGACAAAAAAGAAGATGTTAAAAAGGACGCAAAAAAGGAAGAAAAGGTAGAAGCAAAGACTGAAGCTAAACCAGAAGTTAATGTGAACCCTGTTCAACCTGTCGTTGAAGATGAAAAAGCACAACGACCAGCAACAGATGCCAACAATACGTTCTATCAAACATTGAAAGAATTGGAAGCAATTGCATTGCAACGTGAAGCTTATCACTTTGCAAATCATTCCCCAATGGATAACAATGCAAACCGTGAAATTGCTTACCAACAATATGCAAATCAATTCGGTGTAGACCCTATTCTTATTCCAGAATATCGTTTATACCTAAACCAATTCTTGAACCCACAAGAATCTGCAATGTTCTTTGCTGACGTTCAACAACCTGGTTTTAACAATCCTCAACAACCAATGTATCAACCACAGCCTCAACCTATGGTAAATCAACAACCAGTAGCTCCTGCACAAGCTACTGTTTCTACAATGGTACCTCAGGATGTTCAACCAGTTCAAGCTCCACAACAACCAGTTCAAGTAGATGCTCCACAACCAGTACCAGCTGATGCTCCTCAAGCAACTATTTCCACAATGGAACAAGTTAAAACAGAATCCGAATCCGTTAAGGATAAAGTTGTGAAAGAAAAATTGGAAACATCTGACCACGACTTGGCAGAATGTGTAGCGAAATACTTAGGATACTCTTCCTATAAACATTTCATGAACACATTCCTAGACGCGAATGCGTTAAAACGTAAAGCTAAGATTAATAAATTAGTAGATACTGATAAAATTATTCTTAACTTTACATACTTAATTCGTGACATGATTACCAAAGGTGGTAATACAGTATTAGCTGATGCTATCCTTAAAGGTGGTCGTTTCCGTGTAAGCGGTATCCAAAAAGTTGATAAAACAGACTTTGTTGTTCTTCGTAACAATAAAATGGTTCTCGAAATCAACGATCGCGACTACCTAAAACGTGGTAACGTTATTGTATTCCGTATCAATGCACAAGGTAAAGATGCTTGGTACTGGATGCGTCTTGCGACAGGAGAAATGGGTCAATACAATATCCATCAACAACCTGCACAACCACAACAACAAACTGCATAAGAATATTTTTATAAATAAAGAGAGGTTTAACCCACCTCTCTTTATTTTTTGAAGAAAGTGAAGGTAGGAAATTGGACAAGAATTACAACAAGATAGAATCGCTTATCTGCTTCGTAGGTAGAAAAGCTGTTCTTAAAATGAATGTAATATTAAGCGATGCTAAAGCTCAACCTTATAGGGATTTATCCTATCATATGGAAACTGATTTCTATTCTAACTCAGCCGATAGACGTATGGTTAATATCAAATTAAACTATAGGTATTTTCTATCATTAGAAACAATCGGTAAGGAGAATACTAAACGGGAATATTTAATTATAAATGATTCCGATGTATTCCAATTCAGAGAAGCATTGAGAGGGTTACACACAGAACTTACTGCATCTGATTTATATGCTGAACGTGAAGGTAAACTTACTATGGTGAGAGATAGTCCTTCGTTTGGTGTTAGATTAGCATTTAAGAATAAGGTAGTATTTCATGCTTCCACAATCACTGACTCTGAAGACTTTAAACACCCAGGAGCATTGATGTATATCAATAGTAAAGATTTAGTAATTCCATTATCTGTAAGAGATGTAGAAGGATTACTATATCAATTCGAAACTATTAATCTATACCAAATGGCTCAAGAGTTAGTAAACTATTTTGGTAGACCTGCAGATGGTACTAATAGATTTAAGGTTCAATATTAATAATCTCTATGACTGTATATTATAAAAATGATAAAAAATTAAGTCATTTTAAAATAGGAGGTTATTAATTTATGAACCGACTTAAATCAAATCAAGAATTATTAGAACCAATTATATTCTTTGATAATCCACCAAAGGATTATGTAAAGTATGTAGATAAAAACCAAAGTAAAGAATCCAATATATTTGGATTAGTTAAAGAAACAATTAGACGAATAAAATCTATAGAATTAGATTATAAATTCCCTAGGAATTTGAATATTAAAACATCGTTCAAGGAGGACTACTATGGCAGAAACTATCAATTTTGATCTTGAATTTCCTAATAATCCAGAGTTTGAGTTCAGTACTACACTAGAACGTATAAACCTAGATGAGGAAATGCAAAAAGATCTAGAAAGAGGAAAAGGTTTCTTAATCAAAGAACCTGATGTCGCTTTAAATAAAACTTTAAAGCGTACAGACTCTATCTATTCTGAACGATTCACAAAAACACTACAAGACCCTGATGCATTTGCTGATAGATATTCTTGTAAGTGTAAGAAGACACAAGGTAGAGATTATAATGACTCTATCTGCCCATATTGTCATACTAAAGTACAATATACAGGTGATGATTTAGAAATCTTTGGTTGGATTAACTTAGCTCCATACCATATCATCCATCCAAACTTGTATATGAGTATTGAACGATATATCCGTCCAGAAAATCTAAAAGCTATTCTAATTCCAGAAGTAGAATTAGATGAAAATGGTAATCCTATTACCAGAGTAGATAAAACTATTCAAAAGAAGAAAAAGGAAAAGAAACGTCGTGGTCGTCGTAAAACAGAACCAGATCAAACTTATGCAACAATCGGCATGATTGGGTTCTATGAAAAATTCGACGAAATTATGGAATACTTCCATTCTAAACTCAAAGGTAAACGTGAAGATGTGTATGAAGATATTATGGCTAATAGAGATAAAATCTTTATTCAAAATATCCCAGTATATACTTCCGTATTACGTCCATGGAAAATCGATGAAGGTAGATTCACATTTGAAGAAGCCAATAACCGATATACTATGATTGCTAAACAAGCAGCTAAAGCAAAAGACGATAGTCTTGCAATGTATCGAATGCCTAAGTATAAGAACTCTGTTCTTTGGGATATCCAAGAACGTTATAGTGCTCTTGTAAAGGGTATTCTAGATATGATGTTAGGTAAGAAAGGACGTCTACGTTCTTTGATTGCTGGTCGTTGTTGCTTTACTTCTCGTTCTGTAATCATCCCAGGTCCTGAACTTAGAATTGATGAAGTTAAGATTCCATATTATTCAGCATTAGAATTACTTCAACAAACCATCATTAATATTCTTATTAAGACTTATAATATGAATGCGGCTGATGCATATATGAGATTCTCTCAAGCAAGACTTGAAAAGGATCAACAGATTATAAATATTATTATGAATATTATCAATACGATTGGTCTATATGTATTGATCAACCGTAACCCAACTATCCGATATGGTTCTATTATGGCTATGAGAGTAGTAGGTATTAATGATAATTTCACTTTAAGTATGCCATTAAGTGTATTATCGTCATTCAATGCAGACTTCGATGGGGATACGCTTAATATTATTTATATTCCATTACTTGAATTCTGGCATAAGATTATTAGTGTATTTAATCCTAGAGAAGCTATGATGATTTCTCGTAATGATGGTAAGTTCAATAATGATATGAATCTATTTAAAGATTCTATCTTAAATGGTAATGCATTATTACAACTAAGCCGTAAGTATTATGATAATAATGATATGGCTGAAATAGATGCAATTCTTGAAGCTAATAAATGTGAAGAATTGAAAGAATGTAACGATGACTATCTAGACTAAAAAGCAGAAGATATTCCCATAGCTCATATGAGCTATGGGATATATTTCCTTTTATTTTTTAGGTTATAAATGAATATGCTATACCCTTATCCTCAGCTAGTATTTTACAACCGATTTGGATTTCAGCTATTGCATACTCTTCGATAACGGCTTCAATAGGAACGGTAGTTTGATATTCACCTAGTATAGCACATTTCATAGGTATAGAAGTTTCATAGTCTTCTATAATAATTGTAGAAATGCGTAGGTCATCGAATTCACATACATCACGAACATCTGCTCGAATATTGACGTATGTGTTTAATTCATTATCATACTCTACTAACCTATACCCGTTCTCCGGTAGTGCAGGCATCGATATCCACCTCGCTCAATGTTTGAATTTTGAAGTTGATGGTAGATACTGGACAGTTAAGATGTAAAGGTTTAGCTTCACCAATAATTCGATCTTCTAGCCTACTATTATTTACCAAACAAGGAGTAATTTCTACACTAGCATTTGGTTTTTCTGGAGCAATAGATAATTCGAATTCCTTAGTAACTGTAGAACCTTTAATAATATATTCGCTACTTACTTTGACTCTACATTTAATACCTTCAATAACTACAGTACAGTTATAACCATACTTGAATTTATTAATATTAAGTTTAGAAGAGCCAAATAAGTCAGCAGTGAATCCTTTAAGTTGGAAGAATTCTATATCGTCAGATACAAAGCGATGGAGCTCCCCATCTTTATCTTTATATGCAACGAAGTTATTATCATGAATAACATCATCATCAAATAATGTTTTGAAGTTACCGTTTCTATCTACAAAAGCATAGTGCCCTAAACCTTCAAAACCAAATTTTTCAATCTCACTATGGTCTTCTAGTTTTCTTAGATAACGGTTATCTTCGCCATCGATGAATTCTTGTTCAAATTTACCATCTTTTGTAATAACTAGCCAAGAGAATACTCTCTCAGGACAAGTACTTTTATACTCTTTCATTTAAAAATCCTTCCTTTTGTTTTGCTGTTGTTTTATTAAGAGAAGTATCCTTGGATTTTCAAACGCCAGTTGTGAACATCTTTAGATGCATTCAAAGCAGGTACTACACGAACTCGAATATTAGCGAAGTTTGTAGTACTGTTACTTACAGTACCATCATTTGCTGTACCTTTGATAACGTGATTTGTCAAGTCATCACCAGCAGCACCATTGGAAGCCACACCAACATAGGAGTTAGCACCAATAGCAACGAATTGTTTAGAACCATCAGCACCTACAGGAGCAGTAGCATATACTAAAGCTTGTGTCCATTTATCACGAACAGCTTCTTCAGCAGATGTTTCATTTACACCGTTTTCATCAACAGTTGTTACTTTAACATCAACCAAATCAGAAACGTCGACAGAACCACCTTTATTATTCCATACGTTGATTTCCAATTCTTTAGATGTTGTACCTGTACGAAGAGTACCTAAGTACCATTCAGTTACAGGTTTTGTATTGTCAGCATTCATAATGCTAATAATAGGACTAGCCATTGTTTCATTCCTTTCTAAATCTTCTGACGAACTTCTACACAGGTAGATATAGATTCAAGACCTAAAGGAATAGTACTAGCTGCAGTGATTGTAAGTCTAGTACCTGCTCTAATTAAAGTATTATCTACTTCTACAGAGCCTTCTTTAGTATCTTTATCAATATCAATTCTGGAAAGAGTTTTCCAATTACCATTACTATAGAGTTGTAGCTCTAGTGAAATATTATTTTCCATGGTACTAGATAATGGCACAATAGAATTGATCTTGTGTAAATAGCAGTCAAATGGACAATAGAGTTCTACCTTATTAATAGAAGATTCTTTGATAGAGCTTACGAAATAGAGATATTTAACTTGAGATAACAATTTAAGTTTAGTGATAATGTCAGTAATAACTTCCATTTCACCGTCTACTTCAATTGTCTTAGTACCAACATCAGTATTTCCAGCTGTGAATTTAGTCCAATTAGTTAAATTAGTTTTAGGAGTATCTGGATTAGATGTAAGAATATACATATCTGTCTTAACCATACAAGTCATGTATAGTTGACGACGTTCTTTAGGAATTTCATACATCTCGTCCATAGTATTACAACTATGCATACCACCCAATAACTCATTAGAATGAGCTGTAGGGAATTTATCTACAGTTGTAAATGGACGAATAGGAGATGAAACATTCGTTCCTCTAATCTTGGTCGTTGTGATTTCTTCAATACCTTTTTCCAATTTAGAGTCCCCTTTCTTAAAGATAAAAAATCAGGCATCTGGAAATTATCCAGATGCCCAATAGTTTAATGATTATTCTTCATTACCTTTATATCCATCAACTAATGGAGTTTCAGTGCGAGTAACTGTATCATCTTCAGAAGAGATATGTAATGTAGTTACAGAAGCACCTGGTTTTGGAGTTGTTCCAGTACCATCTATGGATGGTTGATCTGGAAGTCTATGATTACCAGCAGAGTTAGGTAAATCAGTAGAATCAGAGTTAGTAGTTTGGTAGTTAATCAAAACAGGAATGTTTTCATCTGTTTGTAAGTTACCAGATGTATAAACGTCATAGTTATTAGTATAACCAGATTCATTAGTAACACGGAAGTTTTGTTTTACATTCCAGTCGGAGTTAATAAGACCACCGATAGTGATGTCACCACCAGCATTCAAACGATAAGCAGATGGAATTGCGAATACCATGTATCCACCACCTGTAGCATCGAAATGCATTTCTTTCTTAACTCGACCATCTTCGATTTCGATGAATTCAGAATGACCAAGTTTAAGAATGTCATCAGATTTAACTACAGCACGATCAGAAACGCCGTAGTAAATCTTAGGTAAGAATTTAATAGAAGCTTGAGCTTTGGATTCCATATTGTTTTGGTCTCTAACTACTAATTCCCAAGTAGTGTTGGAAGTAATATTAACGTCAGTTTTCTTAGCTGTATTAATACCAGCAGCAACAAAACCAACAGAAGCATTTGGATTAGCTGTACAGTTTACATATTGAGATGCAACATTGTCAGAGTTTTCCAAATTCCAACCAAATTCAACTTCGGAAATAGTGGAACCGATTTCAGCAATACCATTAGCTGGTTTAGTGATACCGAAACCTTTCAATGCGATTGGTTCATATAACAAGTGGTCTAAAGCTAATTGTACTGTTGGGTACTTACGATGATTCAAAAGAATAACATCAGGAGCTTTAACTACTTGAGGAAGACCAACCATACCTTTGATCATTTCTTGAAGTTCTGGAGCTAAGTCATCCCAAGTTACACGGTCAGTACCGTCTGGGTTTTGGGAATCATATTTTTTACCCATTAAGTAGGATTGGAAACCAGTGAAGTCACCAAATGCTACTGGGTTAAATGCTGTTTCGATCTTTTCTACACGAGCACCAGAAGTTGGATCAAGAATAGCGATATTTTTATCTGTATAGTTTGCTACAACGATTTGGTAATCATTGGAAACGTCTTTAGTCACACCAATAGAGATTGGACCACGACCACAGATAAATTCAGAAGTTTCTAAGTCTGCACCGTTAATACGAGTTACAGTACCAGAAGAGAAGTTACCAACCCAGATATTGTCGGACAAGTCAACAGCGATAGCACGAGGTTCATCACCTACTGTAATATCAGCCATTTTAACTTGGTGGGAAACTTTAGTTACTACGCCACTAATAGCACAAGCAACATAAATATTACCACGAGAGTCGCAACAGATACCATCTGGACCATTGGCTACGTTTACAACTCCTTCATAAAGAGTCATACCTTTCCAGATTACAGAAAGAGTATTGTCAAGGTAGTTAGCAACCCAGATGTTACCATCTGTATCGCAACAAATACCACGAGGTCCTTGACCAACACCAAATACTTCGTTTACTTTACCATTAACAATTTTAGTTACAGTATTGGAAGCGTAGTTAGTAACAAATACAGGATAATCGCCATGTTTATCAGCGATAGATCCTTCGCAAATACCATAAGGGGAAGTACCGTTCGTAGGGATTTCTGCAACTACAGAACCATCACGAACTTGAGAAACGGTATTATCGTCTTGGTTAACAACGTATTGTGTACGTCTATCACGACAAACTAAAACACCCCATGGAGAAGTACCAGTGGCAATCTTAGTTTCTTCAGTCCCGTTGGTATATTTAAATAAGCCATAATCTGCAGATTCTTTATGACCAATTTTATTGGCAGCTACCCAGATTGAACTTAAATAAGGCATATTAAATATCCTCCTTTAAATAAAAAATTGATATCAATTCTTTTAAGAATTTATAGTAATGTTCTATAGGTCATTTTTCAAGCCTATAGAACATTACTGAGTTTCATCATCTTCTTCATCATCATCGTCTATATAATTCTTCTTATCAGAATCACTTATATAGATCTTCTTAATGATAACTTTTGTTTTATTATCACTAACAGCATCCTTATAATCCCTAACATCTGCAGAGCGTTTAAAAACGATCAAATCGATTATTTCGATAATCCTATTTAATGTGGAAATCCTTTCTAGAAGTTCAAACCCAACTATGCCAACCATTAGGGATATAAATAACAAACCCTTAAAACCAATATGGTCTATTATTGTATCGGATAAAGCGAAGACTAATAATGTAGAAGTAGCAGTGGAAAGAGCTACTCTAGTCGCTCTATATTTAAAGGTAAGATGCATATATACCTTCTCTTCACCCTTAAATACGATTATAAAATCTTTAGCTAAACTTCCAAGCCAGCATACGATAAGAATTGCTATAAAGATAACGATCGAATCTAATGACAAAACTGCCGAGTAGAGATCTTTATCCATTGATATTGCCGCCTTTTCTACTATTATTAATAGATTCGAAGCGGAAAGTTTTAGAAATAGTGTATAAACAAATACTAAATAATGTAATTAAGAAAATAGAAATAACTACACACGTTACAATCTTGCTAATAATAGCAGATTCAGTCTTCTCTTTATAATCCTTGATTAAAGTATTATATGTACTTATATAAGTATCATATGGTTTTACTATTTCATATAAATTAGAACTACGTAATAGAATTAATTTATGAGAAAGTTTACCATCAGGATTATTCTTAGTAAGAGAACGTCCAGCATCAAAATAACTTGGTACTATAAGATCATAAGCTTTAAGAGCAGTAACTCCACCACTATCAATAAGGTCGTTGATACTTTCTATTCCAGGTTTAGTGATTTCTAAATGTCTGCCATCAGAATCTTTAAGTTTCTTATTGTACTCAATGACACTTTTTGGCATATTTCTTTCTGGAATAAATAGAATATCATCATCGGTAGAATCACCAGTTCTATCCTCAGTTAGAATAGAAGTTATTACACTCTTCTCTAATTCTTTATTAGTAGATTTATTAATAACCTCACCCCATGGGACAAATAAATCTTCCGTAACATTCTTAGGACTGATAATAATTCTATCTTTATCAGCCAAGAATAAACGTTCTTGTTTATCTTCCCCATATGTTCTCGTGTTATTATTATCTAATGATAAAGCATCATGATATAGTGAAATTAGAGCTGTATTCTTATCAGTTGAATGAAGCTCTCTTTCTATAGTCAATAGATCTTTCTTACCATAATCATCTTGTAACTGGTGCTGGATATATCCAATAGTATAAGCATTCTGTAACTGCATATCGCCTTTACGATTATTTATAATATCGTCGATATGTTTATTTTTTGTTGATTCTAAATGAGCAATAGTACTCTGATAGTTAGTCTTATACTCATAAATATCAACATAAATATTATTGCATAGTATTATTAAAATTATAGCTGGAAGTAGAGAAAGAATAATCATCAATCGTCTACGTAGCAACACATTTTGCATTAATAATCTACGCCAAGTATACAGCCGACATCTTATACTCATATATCTATTTCCACCTCCTTAGAATTGGAATTATCATAAATTTAAATAGTCAGTCCTTATAAAAATGTTAAACTAACTCCGCCGAACATACTAATAATCTTAATATATCATTAAAAAATAGGAGGTGTAATGATGGCTAGTTTTAAAGACAATGACAAGATTTCTTATGATGATCTTGCCCCAAGTCTACAAGCTATGCTTAAACGAAGCGTATCTAAAGACGATCTCGAAACATTCAAAAATAAAGTAGCTGAAATTGAAGCTAAATTAAACGGTATTCGTTTAAGTGTAGTAAACGATGTAGCTAGTATCCCTAACCCTCAAAACAATAAAGAGATCGCAATTGTTTTAGGTCCTAAGTATACTTTCATGTGTACTTATAATAACGGCTGGCAAAAAGCTAAAGCTGTATACGCTTAGGAGGGTTTTATATGTCGACTTTTAGTGAAGAGACTGGTATTAGATATGAAGATCTAACTAAAGATCTTCAAGAAATGTTTAAGCCAAAATTCACATATGATGATCTTCATGATCTAGAAAATCGTTTAATGAGAATTAAACAATTACTTGGTGATGTACGAGTTACTATAGCTCCTAGCAAACCAACAGATCCTAAACCATTAAAAGAGTTGTATGTAGATCCTTCCTTACCACAACCTTATATGTATACTGAAGATAATCGATGGGTGCCAATTACAATGGTACCAGTAGAAGTATCTGATGATGATGTAACTTGTAAAGTCAATATCATTCAAACAGATAAACAACGTATCGTTGTTATTGTCGATGGTAAAGAATATCAAGAAACATTCAATTCTATTCTTGGTAAGAAATATACTACAAGAGTATATGCTACAGATGATAGATACATGCCTGGTACATTAGTTAGTATGCCAGCGTCTGGTATGTTCTTGGGTGATAGTATATTTAAACTTTCTGATGCGGTACCTAAACAACTTTCTTCTAATAAAGAATATCATCAATATACATCCCATTCCAATATTGCTTATAACGAAGCAGTATTCGTTGAAACATGGTTTGATAATGCAACAGATATTACATTAGATATCAATACAGAAATTTGGTTAGGCTATAATGGATATAAATCTGGTCCATATAACTCATTCTATAACTTTGAAGTTCGAGTAAATAACGTTCCTATCTGGGAATCTGGTAGACGAAATGGCTCTGACCCATACTTTGCTCCTATCATGACTCCTACACAATACAAAAACTTCCACGTTGGTACATTCAAAACAAAAGTACCTGCTGGTAAAGTAAGAGTTTCGTTATGGGTATGGCAACAAGACGTTCGTAATAAACACTGTGATACTAATATCCGTAAATTTACTGTAGATTTTAAATAAGGAGAATTTTATGTTTGACTCTCTGATTAAATTTTTCGGTGGTGTAACTAAGAAAGAACATGATCTGATCGTGTTCCAAACTATCGAAGATCTTACTAATTCTAATAAGAAAACAGCTGAAGCTTTAGAACAAGCTAAATCTGAATTGGCAGAAGCTGAAGCTCAAATCGAAGAATTAGAAGATTTAGTTAAAGCTAAATCTGCTACTATTGTAGCATTGAAAGAAGAAATCGAAACTAAGAATGAAGCCGCTGCTCCATCCTCTTTCAAAATCGGTTCTTTGAAATCCAAATCTATTCAGTTATTCAAATCCATCCGTGGTGCTAAAGAAGAAAACGTAGTTAAATTTTACTTCGGTAAAGTTATTCGTTATGCTCGTTTAGATGGCGACAAAAATGACCATGGTCTCTTCTATAAAGAAGGTAAAGGTGCTGAATACAAACATCTAACTTTTAAGAAATAAAAGACTATTATAGCCAGTAGCCAATATTGGCTACTGGTATAGTTTTTAACTACTCCGGAGACATTAGATTAATATTAAATTTAATTTATTCGATCAAGGAGATAGAACACATGTTAGAAAAGTTTGAGGATGTCTATAAGTGCGACTCCATTACAATCAACGTTACTAATAACTGCAATCTTAGCTGTATATACTGCTTCGAGCATAATAAACAACCAGAAATGATGGATTCTAAAACTGCTATTGATATTGTAGATAAAGCATACAATAGTAGAAATACAGAATCTCATGGTAAGTTCATGTTGAACTTCTTTGGTGGTGAACCTTTCTTAAATTGGAAATGTATGAAAGATGTAATCGATCATTGTAATGAAAAAGGTTACGAAATCTTTTATGGTGTTACGACTAACCTTACTATCCTTACAGATGAGATTATGGAATACATTGATGACAATGAACTTCATTTATTGGTATCTGTAGATGGTAAGAAAGAAATCCATGATAAGAATCGTTCTAATAGTTACGATATCGTATCTGATAATATCAAGAAGTTAATTGATAATGGTCTTGGTATCTTTGTAGAAGTCCGTATGACTATTCTACCTGAAGATATTGATAAAGCTATTGATGGCGTTAAAGAATTCTTAGATATGGGCTTTACTAATATTGCTCCATGTCCTGTAACTGATACAGAATGGAATGAAGAACAACTCAAAGGTCTTGAAAAATATATGGAAGATCTTATGGAGTTATACGTTACCAAATTAAACGATGATAACTCTACAGAAAACTTCTCTATCAAGAATACAGATGAGATTCTTCTTAATGTATTAGAACCAGATGTATATACATCACAAATGTGTCCAATTGGTTCTACTCGTTGGTGTGCATTTGATATCAATGGTGATATTTATCCTTGTCATCAATTACCAACTTCTGAAAAAGAACACAAAGAAGATCAAAAGATTGGTAATATCTATACAGGTGTAGATCGTTCTATGCTTACAGGTGGTGTAAACCCAGCTAAGTATATTAAAGAAGAATGTGAAACTTGTATCGGTAAATCTATCTGTGCTTCTGGTTGTCCTGAAGAAAACATTCGTCAAACTGGTGATGTAGATACTCCATCTGATGCTTACTGTGCAGTTAAACGAGCTATGGTAAAAGCAGTTAAGAAGTATCAACACAAATTCATCACTGCATCTAATGTTCGTAGTAGAACTTTGAATGTTTTGATTGAAAATCTTAAGATCAAAGATTATATCGATACTGTCTTTAAGAATATCGATGTAAATGATGAACTTACTTTCACTGTATCCTTAGCTCATGTGGATGCTATGATTAAAAACCTTGGTGAAGAAAATATTATTGGGTCCTTTAAAGATTACTTCACTAATGCTATTATAGATAAATCTGCTAAAGTATTAGCTGCTCAAGGTATTGATGATTTATATCTATCTCAAATTAATCCAGAAGATGCTGTTGTTACTAAAGTAATAGAAGAGGAATTATAATGGATTCTGAAAATGCTGTAAAGCGTATAGAATGTGAATTATATTCTCCTAGTACTTGGACTATTTCTATTGGTTTGGATAGAATTACAAATATAGCAGGATGTAATTGTAAGATAGTTAGATTGACTTCTAATACTTACGATATCCAATATAAAGTAAAAGAAGATGAATTCTCTACTTTAAGCTCTGCTTTTGTAAACTTCCCAGACCAAGATGGATATAGTGATGTAAAGACATCGACTAACGTTGGTATTAATCTTACTTTCAATAAGATAAATAATATAGATAAGGATATAGCTAAAGAAATATTAGAATACTTTATTTTATCTATATTCGGTAAAGAGGTATATCGACGTATAACAAATAAAGAAATCCGTATAGATCTTTATATAACGGATGAAGATAAATTTGCTAGAAAATAAAAGGAGAATATTATGGCTAATAGACATAAAGTCATTTATGTAGAAGCTAGAAAACCTAATAAAGGGACTTTCCCAGGTAGAACTTATTTTAGCTCTATTATTGATATTATTCTAACTAACTTAAATGAACGAGATTCCATTAAACGTGCTAAAGAACATCCTTGGCAAGAAAAGACTGGTACTCGTTATGCTCAATTAAGTGGTATTGAAAATACAGATTTAGAAAGACGTCTTCAAGAAGCTCAACGTTCTGTAAATGAAGAAGATGGTACTCTTAAAGCTAATGATGTAAACCTTATTATCGATACTACAGCTGACTTAGTTAGAACCATTGCACCTATTAATACAGTAGAAGTACGTGAAGAATGTACTTACTGGAGAAATGAAAAGATCGTTCCTCTAGATGCAGGTGTAGGTACTTCTCCTGTATTGAGTACTAATCTAGATTCTAAGCTTGTTAAATATACTACAGCTTCTGGTCAAGGTATCAGAGTATCTGGTTATTCTAATATGGATGCTAGAATTGCTAAATCTATTTCTGGTGCAGAAGTAGAACATTTCGGCAATATGCCTGGTAATACTATTCATTATATTGGTAGAAATATTACTAAAGATTTTAAAGTAATTGGTTTATTAACAGCTCAAGCATATAACGGTACTACAGATACTGCTACTAAAGTTGGAAATCCAAGCAACTTTATCGTATTCGAAAATCAATTATCTGATTTCCCTGAAGATATGTCTGGTATTGCTGTTACTGTAGGTAGTACTGTATATTCAATTGAACGTGCTTCTATTAAAGAAACAGCAGATCATAACCATTCGTATGCTGAAATTGCAAATACCGATAAAACAGTACCTGTATTTACAGAAGCCGAAACTATTTATAATGTGAAATTCCAAGCCGTTGTAAATATGGAAGCTGTGTTAAAACAAGATGCTCGTATTTGTACACTTAACTACGATCCAGCGAACTCTTCTACAGCTTGCGAAAACCGTTCTATCTTACATGGTTTCCGTATTGCTACTCAAGAAGATGCTACTACAGTTCAAATCTGTAATAATACACTACGTCGTGTTACTAAAGCAGTTTCTGATCCAACTACAAACTTTACAATTGAGCATGTAAATGCTGGTGAAACTGTATATGCTTCTAAATGGGCATTGATTGCTGAATATCTTCGTAGAATTTCTCAACAACTCGACACATATAACAACTGGTGGGATGATAATGGATATTGCAATATCACATGCCAAACTCACTGTCAATCCACTTGTCAATTATCTTGCCAAGGTTGTTATTCTAATACATGCCATAACCAAAACTGCGGTATGTCTTAATTCCTATAGGAGATTCTATGGATAATTATAGAGAATATTTCTTCTTCTTAACCAATAATTGTCCTAATCGTTGTAAATACTGCTACATAGACTTCCATTCTAAGGATATGACTATAGAGCAGATTGATAAATACATGGAAGAGCTTAAACCTTCAAGGATTATATTCTTTGGAGGTGAGCCTCTCCTTCGATTAGACTTAATTGAATATACGGTTAAGAAATACTATGGAAAATGTAAATTCCAAGTAGTCACATCTACTATGGCTAACTTTAAAGAATTTATTGAATTCCATAAACAATATAAACTTAACGAAGTACAACTATCTTGGGATGGATTTACCAATAGTCGTGTAGATATAAATGGTAACTCTATTGCTGATAGAGTTAATGCTAATATTGAATATGCTTTGGAGCAAGGTATTACATTCGATATTAAGACTGTAGTAAATAACGAGAATATTTACAAGCTTAAAGAAATACACGATCATTTCAAAGCTCTTAAATACGATACCAAATATCCTGGTAAAGCTAATGGTGAATTCGTTATTGCTCATGGTGAAAACTATTCTGAAGACTTCTATGAAGAACTAGAGAAACAATTGCCTTATACATTTGATTTAGATAAGCTCTATGTAGAGCATTTAAATAAGATTGGAGCATGGTTAAGACAAGATCGTAGTTTCTGTAGTTGTGATATTGGTAAATATACTACAATATCCCCAGAAGGTATTCAAAATAACTGTACTGCTATGAGTCAACAACTAGTTCGATTAGATGATACTAGAGCTCAGCGTAGATGTAAACATGAAGATTGTCAAAAATGTGAATTTGGAGCAATTTGTGATGGTGGTTGTCGTTATGAACGTTATGAGAAGTTCGGCGATGACTGGGAGAACCATTACTTAGATTGCACATGTCGTATAACCAAGATATTTGGTAAAACTATTAAGAACTTCTTAGCTTCATTAACTTCTGAAGAAAAGAAAATACTTCTTAAGAAATATCTAGACTATACAGCATGGACTCAACGTGAGCATAATATTACTCCACTAGAAAGTATTAATAAAAACGATAAATTCTAACCATTTTATACTCCTTAAATTTGTAATTATTCTAAATTTCAATTATATATTATTAAGATGAATAAAGTAGTTTATTTTAATAATTAAGGAGTATTGAAATGAAAGAAGAAAAACAAGTAGAATACATTAAGGAATTCGTAGAATTTCCAACATTTATTGAAAGTTTTGTAAGACCTGGAAATTTATTTGCAGCTGAAACAGAGTGTTGGAGATTTAGATGTTTTCATTGTGATTTGCAAATGTCAGTTATTAGAAGTGCCACTTCTTTCGGTGGTCGACAAGGGTTATTTGAATTAGCCTTCATGGAAGGAGATTCTGTTTGTGACAGAACAGATTTAATCTACGATGTAGAAGGCTATTTAACAAAAGAAGATGTTTTAGATTATTTGGAAAAAGCACGTAATTTATATTATGATTCTAAATCACATCGATATGTAATTAAATAAGCAGATAAAGAATTATATTTTAAATAAAAAGGAGTTTCAAATGCGTAATACAAAAATCAAAACAACAGGAATCTCTTCTGTTTTAAAATCAATGAATTATAAAACAAACGTAATCGTGAATCACATACCTCATGGGTATAAAACTATTTTAGTAGCAATGCGAGAAGATGCATTATTTGAAATGCATCTTACATTGAAAGAATCATTATTTGGCGATTCGAAGGTCTTAGTTCGTATGTATAATATGAAAAAAGACTACGAAAGTATTATCGAAAAAGTTGTTGATACTAGTAACCGAGAATCAGTTGCTAAGTCAATAGCAAAAACAATCGAATCTGCAAATAAAGAAACAATATTATTTACAGACAGAATGCTAAGAATGTTCTTTATATCTTTAGTTAATGCTAGAGCTGTAAAGGAGTATTATTCCGCAGAAAAACAAATCTATAAATTTTATGATTTAGTAAATACTGCAAAATGGTAACTCGGTAACTATAACCATACCCAATAGGTAGGAGTATGGTTATTAAGTTATATAAATTTGGTTGTTTAAAATTATTAATTATTTTAGGAGGAAACAATAATGAAAACAACAAAAGCAAACAAAAAAGTATTGGTTATTTTGGCAGCTATGGCTGCAATCTCTAGTACAGTATTCGGTGCTGGTGTGAATAACACTGTGGATCCAAATGCTACATTATACGGAGCTGAAGCTTATGGCAAAGATAATGTCATCGCAGCAACTGGCACATCAGCCTTCGCAGTAGGTTATAACAATACTGTAGCAGGTGACAATAGTTTTGTTTATGGTAATGCTAATAAAGCAACCGGAACAAATGCTATTGCAGGCGGTGAGTATAGTAAAGCCGCTGGCCGCAATTCCGTTGCAATTGGCTCTTCCGCACAAGCTTTGAAAAACGACACATTCGCAATCGGGTCTCAAGCCCGTGCAAATGGCGACAACGCATTGGCGTTTGGTAACGGGGCTTACGCTGAAAATAGTAATACCGTAGCTATCGGCAGAACCGTTAAAGCTGAAGCAGATTCTGCTGTAGCTATCGGCATTCGTACCAGTGCATCTGGTAACTCTACAGTTGCTATTGGTCGCGATAATTCTGTAACTAGTGCCGATACAACAGTAATTGGCAGTAATAATGGATCTGTTGCTGCAGAACAATCGGTGGTAGTGGGCTACAATAATACAGTTGTAGGTACTGATCCAGAGCAAGTTGTGGTTGGGTCTAATTCTAAAACAGGAGCTCAAGGTGCGGTAGCTATTGGTACCCATGCAGAAGCAACTGCAATGGATGCTATGGCATTAGGAAATAACACGTTAGCAGATAATGCTAATAGTGTAGCCTTAGGCACTAACAGTGTGACCGATGCTGTAGTTAATACCGCGTCCGCAACTATTGGCGGCAAAACTTACAACTTCGCCGGCACAAATGCGTTGTCTACAGTATCCGTAGGTTCCGATGCTCGTAGTTCTGCTAATGGAGCAGCAAACTACAAACGTACTATTACGAATGTAGCAGCTGGTCGTATCTCCGACACTTCTACTGATGCAGTCAATGGCTCTCAATTGAACGCTGCTGTTGAAGCTATCAATAAGAACCATAAAGACATTGTGGATACAGCTAAAGGACTACAAATGCTTGGTGATGTTGTAGCAGATCATGAAACAGCAATTGCTGCTAATAAACAAGCAGCAGCTGATGCTATGGCAGAAGCTAAGAAACATGGAAGTGTTGTTGCTGGTGACAATGTAGTTGTTACAACTGGTACTAATGCTAACGGTGGTGTTGAGTACACAGTTGCTACTAAGAAAGACGTAGATCTAACTTCTGCATCCTTTGGCTCTGTATCCGACCCTGTACACAATGTCATCACTAAAGATGGTATGGGTGTATTTGATGGTGATGTTGATACTCAATACAAAGCATCTGGTATGGTTATTGAAAATCGTGATAACCTAGACAGTGCAACTCATGATATCAATGGTGTTACAGCTGACTCCAATAACCGTCACGTAGCATTCACTACTGATGGTATCGATGCTGGTAACCAAGTTATCAACAACGTAAAAGCTGGTGTAAAAGATACTGATGCTGTTAACGTTAAGCAATTGAACGATTCAATTTCTACAGAATCTGTAGTAAGCGATAATCAAGTAGATAACATCGCTGCTGTACGTGTAACTAATGGTAAATCTACAGGTGATAAAAATGCACAATATGGTGTATATGTATCCCGTACAACTGTAGATTCCATTGCGAAAGCATCCAACCGTTTCGCTGGTGATGATGTCATCAAAGTAGAACGCTGGGTTGCACCTAGCAATGTAGCTGACTTGACTACTTTCAAATATGATGGTAACAAAGCTGCTACTAAAACACCTTTAACATACAAAGCTAACGGTGTTACTAAAACAACTATGTTATCTGATGGTCTAGACTTCACTAATGGCTCTAATACAACAGCTTCTGTTGATGCTAATGGTGTAGTTAAATACGACTTGAATAAAGATATCACAGTTGATTCTGTAAAAGCTGGTAAAGTTGTAGCTGACAAAGCTAACATCGCTGGTGTCGCTATCGACAACAATGGTATCAATGCTGGTGGTAAAACTATCACTAATGTAGCACGTGGTATCAATGCTAATGATGCTGCTACAGTAGGTCAATTGAACGATGTACGTACTGCAATGGCTAATGGTGATGCAGCTACATTGAATCGTGCAAATGCTTACACTGATAGCCGTATTAGTGAAACTACAGCTCAAAACGCAGCTCTAGCAGCTCTACACCCATTGGACTTCAACAAACACGATAAGTTCCAAATTGCAACAGGTGTTGGTAATTACAAAAATAAAACATCTGTAGCATTGGGTGCATTCTACCAACCTAACGAAAACACATTGCTTTCCTTAGGTGCAACTTTAGGTGCTCATCGCAATGTCGTTAATGCTGGTGCAACATTCCGCTTCGGTAAACACAGTGAAATGAACACTGACCGTCATGACGCTCTCGAAGCCAAAGTGAAAACTTTGGAAGAAACATTAGCTGATATTTCCGCTAAATACGATGAACTTCTAAAGAAAGTTGAAGAAAAATAATAATTATATTATTTTGATGAAAGAGCCTCTTATAGAGGCTCTTTTATTTTTTAAAAAAGGGGTAAATAAAATGAAAGTAAACAACACAAACAAAATCTTATTAACTGGTTTAGTATTAACAACTTTAGCTAGCACAGCTATGGCTTCTAGCAATAATCAATCCTTTAATGTTGGTCATTATAGAACAACTCTCGAAGCCGATAATTCTATCGTATATGGTGAGGACATTAATGTTACTCAACATAATGACGGTAAGGTAGTCAAGAACATCCTAATCGGCGGTTACAACAACATGGCTCAACATGATGCACATAATAGTGCAACATTTGGTACAAGTAACAATAATAACTCCGCTAATAGTATTGTGACTGGGTTCCACAATACTATCACAAATGCGGAAAACACCATCGCCGGTGGTGTACAAAACGCATCCCATTCTTCTAATACATTAGTATTTGGTAATACCAATGCTATTGATTTTAGGAGTGATAACTCCTTTGCTGGTGGCGAGCGTAACAAAATCACTGGTAAAAACTCACTAGTATTCGGTGAAGATGCTGTAGTAGAAGGCGACAATACATATGCTATCGGTAAAGAAGCAATCGCTACTGCTAGTAATTCTATTGCTATTGGTAATGGAGCAAAAGCAACTGAAGAAAACAGTGTAGCTATTGGTAATAACTCCATTACTAATACTGCAATTGGGACCGAATCTGAAATTATTAATGGTACAACACATACCTTTGCCGGTAGTGCTCCTTTAGGAACAGTATCTATTGGTGATATTGGTAAAGAACGAACTGTAACTAATGTTGCAGCAGGACGTATATCTGATACTTCTACAGATGCTGTTAATGGCAGCCAATTACATGCCATTATTGAAGAAGCAGATAAAATTGGCACTAAAGTAAATAGTCATGAAACTAATATTAACGATATCAGTGCTAAAGTAGATAAAAATAAAGAAGTATTAGGTAATCATGAAGTTCGTATTACTGACTTGGAAGATAAAGTTACCGTCATTGGTCCTAATGCTATCAAAGAAGCCAACAACTACACTGATTCTCAAGTGGCTAGTATAGGTGCTCAAAGTGCAGCTTTGGCTGGGTTGCACCCACTAGACTTCAATAAAGATGACAAAGCAAGTTATGCTGCATCTGTTGGTCACTACCGTAACGCTAACGCTGTTGCAGTAGGTGCATTCTACCGTCCTAATGAACGTACTATGGTTTCTGGTGCTATTAGTTTCGGCAAACATGTTCAAATGAACCTTGGCGTAGCTTTCAAGACCGGCAAAGGTTCTGAGTATGTAAATGAAGCTAAATCCAAAGATAGTAGAATTGAAAAATTGGAAGCTTTAGTAGAAAAATTGACTGCTGAAGTAGCTGAACTTAAAGCTAACAAATAAGGAGCCCACATGTATATATTCAACCTTTACGAAGATTGTAATAAACATAAAGCAAGTGTTGCTTCTTCGAGCAATTTGAATAATGCCCTTGCTTCTATAAAAAATATTGTATCTTTATATCTCAATGAATGGTATAAAGAAAAAGAGTTTGTTACCTTCAGAATTGAAGTGATCGACCAAGAAACCAATGATATTAGAAATATCATCTGGGAATCTAAACAAGGTTTCTTCGAAGCATGTTCTGTAGAAAAATATATCCAGCATTTGATCAATAAGGAAACTTATCAGATCTGGATCAAAGATCATGTAGATTCTGAAAGCATCTGTAAGTTTGCAGATTAAAGCCAACAAATAATTCAACTTTAAAATAATCGCAGGGGTGCATCAAACACCCCTCTTTTATTTTTTGTCGCCGAAAGGAAGAATAGATAAAATGATCCTTTATTTACCAGAACGTCTTTATGATGAAATTAAAGATAATCAAGATTTTATCGATATCTCTGAACAAATGGAAGATATCTATACAGAGAAGAGTACATTTGAACATGCTATCACTACTAACTGGGTAGATAATGATGAAATCAAAGCTCTAGGAATTAAACTAGATAAACTTATCGAAACTTTCTTCAAAGACAAACCTAATTATATTGAAGAATACAAAATCAACAATGGTAAGTATTCTAAACAAGAAATGATTGTTAAGTATGAAACTGGTAATTCTGAAGTTTATGATTATGAAAATAAATTCTTCTTATTATCCAATATCCTTAATAAATCATATGAAGATGGTACATATACCGAATATATGAAACCTTATGTAAACTTATTTGAGTCTACTAGCTTAGAAGAAAAGAAAGAAATGAATCTTTCTAAATATATTTGGTTAAAATATATGCATGCTAAGTTGTATGTAATGGCTACTAAGATTAATTTCGTTGATATGAAATGGGATAAATCTTTTGCAGACCAAGCATTACAATTATTAGATGAATTGAATGTATATGATGATACAGATATCTTCGAAAACTCTTTCTTAGAAGCATATCTAGAAGCAGTACAAACTGTAATGGTTAATAATCCTAAATTACCTAGTCAAGAGATTCTTAATCTATTAGGTAGAGTAAATGGTATTGTAAATGAAAAATCTTTCCAATACTATAACTGCAGTTTCTCTGTATTATCATATATGGATACTATAAATAACCTATATCTATTCAAAGGTGATTTTACAGCATTCCATCATATGACTTCTACTATTGTAGACTACATTAATGACTCTCTATATTATATAGAAAATACTCTTCGTGGTTTAAGCTATTATGATAAGTCTAATCATGCTATGTATGCTATTCTTATTCGTAAATATCTTAAACTTACTGACTACTGTGACTATATGAGAGATATTAAGATTAAATATCTTTCCGATACAGATAAAGAGTTTATTCTATCCGATAGATTGGGTTCTGATGTATCTACAAATCCATTTAATGGTGTAGTAGAATCTCGTACTCTAGAAGATTGTGATTCTTTCTTTAAGAATAACTTCTATCTAGAAAATCTTAAGCATATAACGGTAGAATAACCATGTTTGATACTATAAAATATGTGCTTATTAAGTTCTGTAGCTTCTGCAACTTAGATTGTAGCTATTGTATTATCTCTGATAGAGATTCCAAGGCTAAATCTAATGTATTCAATCAGCCAAGGGAACTTAGAAAACTGTTGCTTACTATGGATATCGGTCCAGTATTAGACTTTGAACTTACTGGCGGGGAATGTAGTCTATACTGTAATGAAATTAGATCTTTTATGAAGGAAATGAAGAAGATCGAACGATATAAAGATACAAGAGTTATTGCATCAACTGTAACCAATGGTACTAACTTAGATGGTATCTTTGAATTACTAGATGATAATGTATTAGACTCTTGGTCTATGAAGATGTCTTGGGATGGATTATATTCCGCATCGAAAGTTCGATTTTCTAAATTACCTCAATATGACGATCAATTCTTTAGAGATCAAGTAGCTAAACTTGGGGCAAGTAAATATCGTAATGATATTTTACTTAGAATAGCACTTACTCACGAAACAGTAGATGACTTATACGATTCCGTTAAGTATGCAAGAGATTGTGGTTGTAATAAGATAGAGTATTATCCTCTATATCTTAAAGAAGACCCAATGTATTACCATGATGAAGAACTTCTCAAGAAGTTTAAAGTCCAAGCTATTAAGATAGCTGAGTTATATAATAACGAACCATTTGATTATGAAAATTGGAACTATTTATATTATACTCGTGCTCTAAACGCAGGGAAACCGTTCGATTTGGGATGTGAGATCTTAGGAAAAATGATTTATGTCACTACCCCTGGGGATGTATACCCTTGTTCTCTTTTTAGTGAGAATTTTAAACAAAACTTCATTATTGGTACCGTAAAAGACGGTATTGATTATGACAAAATGCAAAAGTTTGTCAAAGACTACACCGAATGGGATAATGGTTGTAGTGGATGTAATCAATACCACTGTAATAAGTGTCCAGCGATGCTTTATTACACAAGACATAAGGGGTTGGGTTGTTATATTCATCCTTTCAAGAAACTTGAAAGTGATATATTCGAAACTCTAGCACCAGCTCTTACAGAGCAACAAACAAAAAAGATCTTAGGTAGATTAAATTTTGTTAATGATCCTGAAGTAACTGACAGGATGCCTAGTTGGATAGCGAGAGATAGATAAAATATGGAATTTATAAATTTAGTCGTTTATGTAAAGAACGTAGATAAAACTATTAATATTCATTGTAACCTTAACTTCGAAAATGAGTTAATTCTAAAAGAGATTATTAAGAGATATAACCAAACTCTTATTAATCACTTTGGAGCTAAGTTATTTAGTGATAGTATTCTATTCCAAGAAGTAAATACAAATGTGTATAAGAATTATAATAACCTAGTAACTGTAGATGAAATAAATATGGTTGATTCGGTTTATGATAATACTTTCACTACTATAGACTTCTTTAACTTCAGCTCTTTCGATCAATATATGAAGAGTTTAGTGATTGGAGAGATCGTAGGTGTTTGATAACTTCAAATCTATCATGATCAAGATATCTGATAAGTGCAATATGTGTTGCGATTACTGTTTCCAAGGAGAAGGAGTCTCTGAAGGAGTATTTAGTGATATCGATGATCTTAAAAATTTCTTAAAAGATTTACCTACTGGAGATACTTTAGATGTAAAGTTTATAGGTGGAGAGCCTTTAATCTATTCTGATAGTATTAAACGTATGATAAAAGAAATAAGAAAACTAGAAAGAACAAAAGATGTTCACTTTAGATTTGGTCTAACCACTAATGGGCTATATTTCAATTCTTTAATTGAATTGATTAAAGATGGATATCTAGACGAAGAGTTAGTAAAGGTAAGCTGGGATGGAAAGTATAGTAAGTATATTCGTAAGTCTTGTTATGACAATGGCTTTGTGAATAATGCTATCTATAGTATAATCAAAGAATGTCCTAATGTAACAGTTAGGATAGCTATACATCTAAAGAATGTAGATTCCATTGAAGAATCTATGCTTGCTTTACTATCTAGAGGAGCTAAATCTATTGAGCTGTATTATATAATGGATTATCCATTATATAGAGACGAATGGTTTATATATAAATGCAAGAAAATGTTTGAAAAGGTTGCTAGAATATATAGCTTCTTCTCATTCAGATATGTAAACTGGGAATCTCTTAAATATAACTCAGATAAAGAAACATCCGAAGCTTCTAAATGCAGTCATCTAGGTTCGCATCTCCATATCGATAAGAATGGAGATCTATATCCTTGCGGTATGTTTGTTCCTGATGATAATATATATGTGACCACACAATGGAAGATTGGTAATTTAAAATCTGGTATCGACTTCACTAAAACTAAAGAATTAGAAATGGAGTTGAACAAAGAAGTTGGTTGTTCTAAAGGTTGTAAAAACGTCAACTGTTTTGAATGCCCAGCTGTTAATTTAGGTGAGATTGGAGCTATGGATAAACGATTCATGCAACAATGCGAGCTTAAAGAAATTGAACACAAAATTTATAATAAATTCCACGGAGTAGGCTAATATTAGCCTACTCCAAATCTTCCATTATTTTTCCTTCCAAAAGGGTATTAAAATCTCTGAACTTCATAATATAGAAGAGAAGAGTATCTTCGAAAATTTTTCTGAGTTTACTATTTTCTCGTATTCTATATAGAATAATTTTATTTTTTTAAGGAGGTGTAATTTTAATATGGACACAACAAACCGACGCGTCGTTGAAAGCCCTGTTGCTTACGATATCCCTGGCACTAATGTTGCTTCTGGTATCGCTCCATTTAAAACTACCGATAATTATGCTACTCATTACGAAGAGTATGGTCAAGGTGGCTACCGTTCTGTAAAAACAATTGAAGAACGTAATGCTATCCCTAAGAAACGTCGTAAATTGGGTATGCTTGTTAATGTTCTCTCTGCAGGCATTTTCAAATTAACTTCCGATCCTGGTAACGGTAATACTACTGATGAAAACTGGGGTTCTTTGGACTCTGTTACAGTACAAGATGCTACCCCTAGCGATAACCCTACAGCTAGCAATCCTGCTGTAGACGGTAACTTGATTACATTGTCTGACGGTGCAATCATGCGTACACAAGTAACTCCAAACTTACCTTCTTATGTTTTCAATGTATTCTTGAAAGCTAAAGCTGACTATGCAAAAATTCGTTGGTGTGTAGTAGTTGGTCAAACAGTTCCAACTGTTACTTATGTGACTACTAACTCCCGTGGTGAAACAGTTCCTGCTACAATCCTTGTAGATGAATTGGACACTCTTGAATTACGTGCTGGTACAACTAAAGTTCTTGAATTCGAAACATTGGATCATGGTGATACTTGGTTCGTGAACGGTAAAACTTATAACAAAGCTGGTGCCGAAACAGATCCTAACCTTGAAATTATTACTCGAGCTAAATTGAATAAAGCTCTTGAATGGGAAACAGTAGAGGAATAGGAGGAACTGCTAATATGAACATGATTAAACGCTTTGTACGTCTTACTGCAGCTAAATACAGTGAATTAATTACTGGTACTAAAGTAGACGAAGATGCTTTCTATTTCTTGGAAGATACTGGTGAACTCTTCAAAGGTTCCGTACAACTTACAGATGCTCTTGTTGTTATCGACTCCATTGATAACATTCCTGACGTTAAGACAATCCGCAAAGGTCGTTTCTATGTAGATAAAAACGGTGGCGTTGCGGGTATGGTTAATGACCAATGGACTAAATTCATTGATCCTAAGGCTCGTCCTATTAACTACGTAGAAGATGCTTCTCAACAACCAGCTGGTGCTAAAGAAGGTGTATTCTATTTCGACGGTGTTAACTTGGGTGTCGTTAATGGTGCTTCTTATGTTAACCTTTCTAAATTTGATGCATCTGTATGCTCTTTGGTAAAAGATGCTACAGTTCGTCCACAAAACTTAGTTAATGGTCACTTCTACCTTGATACTAAAGGCAATGTGGGTGTAGCTATTCAACTTACTGAAGATCCTAACTCTTTAGATTACAACTTGATCATTCAACCTAATACCAACTATGTAACTCTTAGCAAAGTTGAAGATACTATTAAAGAAGCTAATAAAGCAGTAGCTACTGCTTATACAGCTGCAGATACAGTTTTGAAACAAGCTGTAGATGAAGTATTGAATACTTTAAAAGGTCAAGTTGGTGCTCTTGAAGCTAACTTCGAAGAAGGTAAAGCTAAAGAAGCAAAAGTAGCTGATATTGCTCATGAATTGGAAAATCTCCCTACAGATAAAATCGCTACTAAAGAAGAATCCGAAAAAGCTGTAGATGATCTTAAAGCTGACATTGAAGCTAAAATGTTGAATAAAGTTGAAGTAGTTGTTGGTAAACAACTTTCTACTGAAGACTTCACAACAGAAGAAAAAGAAAAACTTGCTGGCTTAGAAAAATACACACTTCCAGTTGCTTCTGAAGAAGAATTGGGTGGTGTAAAAGTTGGTGAAGGTCTCTATGTAACTGACGGTAAATTAAACGTTCACGAACAAGATCTTTCCGCTTATGCTAAAACAGCTGCTGTTGAAGAAAAACTCAACGATTATGCTAAAGCTGTTGAAGTACAAACTCAATTAGAAGCTTACGCTAAGAAAACTGAATTACCTTCCATCGAAGGCTTAGCTAAAACTACTGAAGTAGATGCTAAATTGGTTGACTATGCTAAAGAAGCTGAAGTTAATACTAAATTAGCTGAAAAAGCTGACGCTACAGTTATCCCTACACTTGCTACTAAAGCTGAAGTTACAGCTGCTGTTGAAGGTGTTGCTAAAACTGCAGAAGTAGATACTAAATTAGCTGATTATGCTAAAACTGCTGATATCGCTAATACATACGCTACTAAAGAAGCTATCAACGCGGTAGCTGGTTTAGATGCAGATACTGTTGCTGAATTAAAAGTTTTGGCACAAAACTCTGACTTAACTACTGTAGCTGCTAAAGTAGCTAATGTATATACTAAAGCAGAATCCGATGCTAAATTAGTTGACTATGCTAAAACTACTGACGTAGAAACTAAACTTGCAGCTAAAGCTGACGTAACTGCTATCCCAGACGTATCTGGTCTTGCTACTAAAGCTGAAGTTACAGCTGCTGTTGCTGGTGTACAAGTTCCTTCTATCGAAGGTCTTGCTAAAACAACAGAAGTTGAAGCTAAATTAGCCGACTATGCCAAAACTGCTGAAGTAGATGCTAAACTTGTTGATTATGCTAAGAAAACAGAACTTCCTTCCATCGAAGGCTTAGCTAAAACTACAGATATCGAAGCATCTTATGCTAAGAAAACTGAACTCCCAGATGTATCCGGTCTTGCTACTAAACAAGAAGTGACTGATGCTGTTGCTGGTGTACAAGTTCCTAGCATTGAAGGTTTAGCAAAAACAACTGAAGTTGAAACTAAACTTGCTGACTACGCTAAAACTGCAGAAGTAGATACTAAATTAGCTGACTATGCTAAGACAGCTGAAATTGCTGAAACTTATGCTACTAAAGAAGCTATCAATGCGGTAGCTGGTTTAGATGCAGACACTGTATCCACTTTGAAAACTTTAGCACAAAACTCCGACTTGACTACAGTTGCAGAAAAAGTGAAAAATGTTTACACTAAAGCTGAAACTGATGATAAATTAGCAACTAAAGCTGATGTAACTGCTATCCCAGATGTATCTGGTCTTGCTACAAAAGCTGAAGTTGCTGCTATTACTGTTCCTAGTATTGAAGGTTTGGCTAAAACTACAGATGTAGAAACTAAACTTGCTGACTACGCTACAAAAGCTGAAGTTACAGCTGCTGTTGCAGGTGTACAAGTTCCTTCTATCGAAGGCTTAGCTAAAACAACTGAAGTTGATACTAAATTAGCTGACTACGCTAAGAAAACTGAACTTCCTGACGTATCTGGCTTAGCTACAAAAGCTGAATTACCATCTATCGAAGGTCTTGCTAAAACAACAGAAGTTGATACTAAGTTAGCTGATTATGCTAAAACTGCTGAAGTAGAAGCTACTTATGCTAAGAAAACAGAACTTCCTTCTGTTGAAGGTTTGGCTACAAAAGCTGAAGTTGCTGAAACTTATGCTACTAAAGAAGCTGTAAATGCAGTAGCTGGTTTAGATGCTGACACTGTAAGTACTTTGAAAACTTTAGCTCAAAACTCTGACTTAGCTACAGTTGCAGAAAAAGTGAAAAACGTTTACACTAAAGCTGAAACTGATGACAAACTTGCAACTAAAGCTGACGTAACTGCTATTCCTGATGTATCCGGTTTAGCTAAAACTGCTGAAGTAGAAGCTACTTATGCTAAGAAAACAGAACTTCCAGATGTTTCTGGTCTTGCTACTAAAGCAGAAGTTGCTGCTATTACTGTTCCTAGTATTGAAGGTCTTGCTAAAACTACAGACGTAGAAACTAAACTTGCTGACTATGCTAAGAAAACTGAATTACCTTCTGTTGAAGGTTTAGCTACTAAAGCTGAAGTTACTGAAGCGGTTACTGGTTTGGCTAAAGCATCTGAAGTTGCTGCAACTTATGCTACTAAAGAAGCAGTTAATGCAGTAGCTGGCTTGGATGCAGATACTGTAAACCAATTAAAAGCATTGGCTCAAAACTCTGACTTGACTACAGTTGCAGAAAAAGTTAAGAATGTTTATACTAAATCTGAAACTGATGACAAACTTGCAACTAAAGCTGATGTAACTGCTATTCCAGATGTATCTGGTTTGGCTACTAAAGCAGAAGTTACAGCTGCTGTTGCAGGTGTACAAGTTCCTAGTATTGAAGGTCTTGCTAAAACTGCTGATGTAGAAGCTACTTATGCTAAGAAAACTGAACTCCCTGACGTATCCACATTGGCTACTAAAGCTGAAGTTACAGCCGCTGTTGCTGGTGTACAAGTTCCTTCTATCGAAGGCTTAGCTAAAACAACTGAAGTTGAAGCTACTTATGCTAAGAAAACTGAACTTCCTTCCATCGAAGGTTTAGCTAAAACTACTGAAGTTGATACTAAACTTGCTGATTATGCTAAGAAAACAGAATTGCCAGACATTTCTGGTTTAGCTACTAAACAAGAAGTTGCTGCTATTACTGTTCCTTCTGTAGAAGGTTTCATTAAAGGTGCAGAAGTTGATGCTAAATTAGTTGACTATGCTAAGAAAGCTGAAGTAGAAACTACTTATGCTAAGAAAACTGAACTTCCAGACGTATCTGGTCTTGCTACTAAACAAGAAGTAACTGATGCAGTTGCTGGTGTACAAGTTCCTAGTATTGAAGGTTTGGCTAAAACTACTGAAGTTGAAGCTAAATTAGCTGACTACGCTAAGACTACAGATATCGAAGCAGCTTATGCTAAGAAAACTGAATTACCTTCTATCGAAGGTTTAGCTAAGACTACTGAAGTTGATACTAAACTTGCTGATTATGCTAAATCTGCAGATATCGCTAATACATACGCTACTAAAGAAGCAGTTAATGCTGTTGCTGGTTTGGATGTAGAAACAGTAAATAGCTTAAAAGCTTTGGCTCAAAACTCCGATTTGGCTACAGTTGCTGATAAAGTGAAAAATGTTTACACTAAAGCTGAAACTGACGACAAATTAGCTACTAAAGCTGATGTAACTGCTATCCCAGATGTATCTGGTTTGGCTGTTAAATCTGAAGTGGAAACTACTTACGCTAAGAAAACTGAATTACCAGATGTATCTGGCTTGGCTACAAAAGCTGAAGTTACAGCTGCTGTTGCTGGTGTTGCTGTTCCTAGTATTGAAGGTTTGGCTAAGACTACTGAAGTAGAAGCTAAACTTGCTGACTACGCTAAGAAAACAGAACTTCCTTCCATCGAAGGTTTAGCTAAAACTACTGAAGTTGATACTAAGTTAGCTGCTAAAGCTGATGTATCCGCTATTCCAGACGTATCTGGTTTGGCTACTAAAGCTGAAGTCGCTGCAGTTGATGCTAAATTCGCTACTAAAGCTGACGCTAGTGCAATTCCTTCCATTGAAGGCTTAGCTAAAACTACAGATATCGAAGCAGCTTACGCTAAGAAAACTGAATTACCAGATGTATCTGGCTTAGCTACTAAAGCAGAAGTTGAAGCTCTTAAAACTGACTTCGTTACAGAAGAAACTTTAACTCAAAATATCAACCAATTCTCTACTGTAGTTGACGGTAAAATTACAGAAGCTAAAGGTGAAGTAGAAGGTAAATTAGTTGATTATGCTAAGAAAACTGAATTACCTGACGTTTCTGGTCTTGCTACTAAACAAGAAGTTACAGCTGCTGTTGCAGGTGTACAAGTTCCTAGCATTGAAGGATTGGCTAAAACAACTGAAGTTGAAGCTAAATTAGCTGACTATGCTAAAACTGCAGAAGTAGAATCTACTTACGCTAAGAAAACAGAACTTCCTGATGTAACTACATTAGCTACTAAAGCTGAAGTTGCTGCTATTACTGTTCCTTCCATTGAAGGCTTAGCTAAGACTACAGATGTCGAAGCTACTTATGCTAAGAAAACAGAACTTCCTTCCATCGAAGGTCTTGCTAAAACTACTGAAGTTGTAGCAAAAACTGTATATGATACTAAAGTAGCAGAACTTGAGTCTACAATTAATGATCTCAAATCTAAATTAGCTGCTGTTGCTTCTGGTACTACAGAACAACGTCCTACTGAAAACCTTGTAGTTGGTCAACAATACTTTGATACAACTCTTGGTGTTCCTGTATACTGGAATGGTACTGAATGGCACAACCCATTCGCTAATATCACTACAGTAGAAGTAGAACACTAATTACAACTAAATAGAAAATCTTTATGGATAGGTCTTATAAGACCTATCCATATATTTTAATTTTAATGAAAGGAGTTATTATATGACGGTTTTGAAGAAAGCTGTTTTAATCGATTATACCAAACTCAAAGATATGATTGATCATGGTACTATCGATAATGAAACAGTTTATTTTTTATCTGGTAAAGATTTACATGATAAGATTAAAGATATCGATACTAAAATCGAATCTAAAGCCGATCAAACTTCTATTCCTAATATAAGTAATCTTGCTACTAAACAAGAAGTAACAGATGCAGTTGCTGCTGTTCAAGTTCCTTCTATTGAAGGTTTAGCTAAAACAACTGAAGTCGAATCTACTTATGCTAAGAAAACCGAACTCCAACATCTTACAGCTGGTGAGGGTATTACTATATCCGAAGCTGGTGTTATCTCTTCGTCTGCTCCTCAAGTAGATTTAAGTGATTATGTAAAAGATGAATCCCTTTCGTTAGATGGTCTAGATCTTGTGGCTAAGTATGAAGCAGCTAAGATTAAATATGATAATCCATTAGCTAATACTGAAACTGCAAATCCAGGCGAAAATCATTAAAATGAAAGGAGATGAATAATATGGCAAATTTAAAAGATACGCTGACACGTGTCTTAGATCCATTTATAGATAAGATAGCAAAAGAAATATCTACTATTAAAGATGGTATGGATACGACTAAAAGTATCGATGTAGTTAGCTATGGTATCGATAATACTGGTGCTACCGATGTAACTGAAAAGTTAAATGAACTATTCCTCAAAGTATCTAAAGAAAAATACCAAGAGGTAATCTTCCCTGATGGTACTTATAAGATTGAAAATCCAGTAAAGATTTTCTGTCCAGAAAAGATGAGTCGTTCTTTGGTTATCAGATCTGAATCTACTTATGGTGCTACTATTATATGTGACCATACTGATGCTTCTAGTGGAGAACCTATCGGGTTCGTATTAACTCGCAACGCACCAGAAAATCAAGATGGTGAAGTATTAAATGCTTACAACGTAACAATCGATGGTTTTGTTTTCAAAGTTAAAGACCAAGATGCTGACGGTAGTAATATTAAATTTATCGGTACGGAAACTACTATTAGTACTTTATTATTTACTAACGTAAAATTAGTAAATCTTCGAATGACTAATACCAAAGACTGTGCTGGTAATAATATAGATTTATCTGCCCAATGTAATAACTTGACTATCGATAATGTAAAAACTAATTACGGTATGTATGCTGTATATCTAGAATATAGTAACGGTATAAATAATAGTATAAGTAATATCGTTTCTAATAACTGTACTTATTGTTTCTCAACATACTCATATGCTGATTTCGAAACTATTACTCTTCATTTCGATGATACTGTCGATTTAAATAATGGTACTATGGCTAATTTCTATGCTAATAAAATATCAAACTTTAAATTGACTGGTAGATGGGCTCTTAACCAAAATCCACTATATATTAGCGTTGGACCAAGAGCAGAAATTAGTAATGTTGAATTAGATATTACACTTGACGATAATGTTGATCATGTATTTTCTCAAGAAAAACCTTCTGCGTTTATCTATTTAACCTCACCAGAAAGTGCTAAAATTGAAGTTAAAATAAGCGATCTTAAATTTGAAAAATTCCAAGAAAATTTCGACCACTGGATACAAAAAGGTGCTAAATTCTCTTGGCTTAATTCTCCAGAATTGTCTATTTCTCCAAATGGTGTTACTGAATATCCTGCTTTGACTTTATTTAATAATCTAGGTTCTGTAGATGAATATAGTTCTAGAGGTTTCCTTAATAGAAAATACGAAATTAAAGCGGAAGACTCGGCTAAAACAAGAATCTATTTAGGTTACGATAGAACTATTCGTGAAGAAAATATTGCTAGTACAGATGAACTAGCTGACGGCGAAGGTTCAGCTATCTTCTTCGGTGCTAATGGTGTTCCTTATAAAGACGCTAAAGGTCATGATTATAGCAATTACACTGCAGGTGTTGCTGGTGATGTTTTCTTAGAATCTAAACCAAATAATTCTGGTCATTTTGGTTATGTATCTACTTATAGATATACTACTAAAACTGAATATTTACCAAAAGACGATAAACCTACTTCTGTTACCAATAATGGTGATAGAACATTAACTTTTGGTTTTAATAAATTCCCAGTGTGGGGTAATGGTACATTAAAAGACACTCCAATTACAGTTGGTAGTGTGATGAATGTATTAGGTAAAGGTGCCTTTAAGGTTACTGAAACTAATGTAGAAGCCAAGACCATGAAATGTGAAATTCCTGAAACTTACGATGCTAATGTCATTACTTCATTAGACGACTTAAAAATGGAAATTTATTTCATACCCGATAAACCAGTAAATACTATTGGTGTAATGACATATGAAACTATTCCAATCATTCACTCTGGTCCTACTGAAAAACGACCAACAGAAAATATTGCTGTAGGTCAACAATACTTCGATACTACTTTAGGATTGCAAATAGTTTGGAATGGTACAAAATGGATTGCTAATAATGTAGATATTGATGCTAAATTAGCAGAATACGTTCGTAAAGATAGTATCACAGCTACTGATATTACTACTACTCCAGCATTCATTGGACAAGTTGCAGTATCTGGTGGTCAAATTTATATAGCTAAATCATTGGATCATGGTGGTGCTGGTTGGAATGTTATCAGAACTGAATCAATAGATACGTTATAATATTTTAATATAGAAAGGATTGTATAATTAATGACAGTTTTAAAAAAAGCTACTTTAATTAGCTATGATAAACTTAGTCAAATGATTGAATCTAATTCAATTGATGAAGAAGCAGTATACTTTCTATCTGGAAAAGATGTCGTTAACGCAATTAAAAAGATTCAAATTCCATCTATTGATGGTGGTAAACTTGTTGCTACTGATATAACAAAAGCTCCAGACTTTGCTGGGCAAGTTGCAATATCATATGGTCAAATTTATATCGCTGAATCAACAGAAGGTCCTGGATCTTGGCGTATTGTACTATTGCAACCTAACGACCATTTATAATAATTTAATATAGAAAGGTAACTTAATATGGCTGATCAAATTAATAAAATTATTTTCACTACTAAAGAAGCTTATGAGCAAAAAGTAGCTGCTGGTACTTTGGATCCATCAGTTGTATATGCTATTGATGCTTCTCAAGCTATAACTGTAGTAGAAGTTAAAGAAGCTGTAGATACTGGCTTTAGTGAATTCGGTTTAAACCTAGGTTTAGATAGAGAAGCTGTAGAATTCTACAAAATCCCTGTTGGTTTAACTGATATGCTTAAAGACATGGTAAAAGAAAAGTTCAATGTTGAATATAACAATGGAACTGTAGTTCGTTATGGTAACGGTACTAAACAAATCGATATTGATATTATCAATCATAACGGTAACAGTAGTCTTAAGGTTATCCAAGATGGCACTGATCATGGATTTATCAAATTTGAATTACGACCAGAAATTACACCTGGATATATCTCTACTAGCAACTCTGTTGTAAATAGAGTTACTATTCCTGATGGTGTTGATATTACAAGAGAATTTGAATTGAAAGTATCTAACCTTTTCAAAACAACTTCTCTAACAGCTACAATCAAACCTAGCTTTGAAGCTGATATGGTTGAAATGTTAAATTCTTTGAACACCAAAGTTGATTTCACACAAGATCCTACTATTCAAACAAATAATGGTATAGATAATTCATACGCAATCGATAATAATTTTGCATATTTCAAAGACCCATCCAACTTCCAACCAGGTTATTTAAATGGATATAATTACTCTTATCATGTTATATTCCCTGATAATGCAGATGTATCTAATATTTACGGTACTTTTATCGTAAATGGTAATGTAGATGACACAGAAAAATTCCGTTTAATTACAAATATCGGTTTTACAAAATATGTAGATATCCCTACTGGTACTTGGAAAGACTTCCCAGAATCCGTAAAACCTATTGCTACTAAATTCGGTACTAGATATCAAGCCGTGACTAAGTTATTTGAAGATGAAAAGACTCTTAGAGATAAAGCCAACGATATTCTTAAATCTATCAACTTCTCATCCACAATAACTACTACAGGCAGAGATATCTCTGATTCTGATACAACTAAATTAACTGCTTTAGCCAATGCGGAAGTTATTGTTTACAATAGCTATGGTTATAGTGAGGATTTGAATGATCTTTTAATTAAAGCAAATGCAATCACTCCGGTTAAAGCTAAGATCGTTTACTTATGGCAAACTTCTAATAACTTATTGCTTGAAAAATTACATAAGTTCCCATCCATTAAAGCTCTTTGGAATTCCAGTGTAAGTGATCACGAACAATTCCCAGAAGGTTCCTCTAATATTGTATTGATAAGTGAACGTAATGATGTGAGTGGTGTAATCGATGGTAAAGTAAGATTTATTAGTAATGCTTCCTTCGATGTAAGGGTCCCTCCATTCTCTGAAGTAAAAACTCCTGATCATTTATAAGGTTTATTTCCCTAGCCTAATATTAGGCTAGGGAGTTTTATTATCGTTTACATCTATATAATTTGGAAAGGAGGATTCTAGCTTGGATAAAGTATTTATGAGTGCATATGACGAGAAGTCTATGCCTAATGAAGATATAAGTATAGATGGTTTACATTTTACTTATAATAAACCATTCTTCTTAATTGGTAATAAGAAGCTTACTGGTAAAATGTATTTCGAAGTAAATGTAAGCAATTATTATCCAATATCTGCTTTTCACAATATTCCAATTTATATAGGGGTTTCTAGAGAAGCTTCCTTTGGTGTATTAAATGCTGATTTCTGTATTGGTGCTTTATATCATGAATATGATAAGAACTTTGATATTCAAGAAAAGTTCAATGCAGTTGCTATAAATAATCATGTATCTCCAGAGAAAACTTTAACTCATCTTCCAGGTGGTAAAGATGTAATCGGTGTCGGTGTAGATGTACCTGGCAATAAGATTACATTCTTTAACAATGGTAAAGAGTTTTATTCTTTTTCTCCTACTAATTTTAAACTTACTGATCATAATTTCTATCCTTGTATTTATTCTGATATCTATTATGATGAAGTAGTTTATGATGATAGAGTAGAATATGAAGATATGATAAAGAAACAAATTAGTCTATATGTAAACTTTGGTAAGACTAATGTTTCTTATCCTCAAGATGATTATAAAACTCCATATGGGTTCTATTATAAACGAACTCAATTTGAAGCTAAGTTACCAATTAAAGCTGAAATAGGTGGGGATAAATGGAAAGAACTAGTTAGAAGCTTTTCTATTAACTGTTCTGGAGTTAAAGGTACTTTCGATGACAAAGTTCCTAAGATTATTAGCTCTGATATGAATATAGATGTGACTAGTAAGAATAGATTTGAAATGTATAGCGATTCTACTATAGTCAATTCTACTCTATATGGATCTACAGCATTTGTTAATCTACCTATACCTAAGAACCAAAAGATATATCTAGAATTTACTTGTTCTAGAGGTGAACTTAATGATGGTATTATTGGTATTCCTGTATCTGTAGGTATATCGAATATTAATAACTCTATACTATCTAAGTCTTCTCGTATGTCTTTATGGCACCAAAAACAAGCAGTTTACGAATATAGATTAGTAGAACAGCTTGCTGAGACAACACACCAATGCGGAGATATGGAAACATCTGTAATTCCTACTCAAGGTAAATTGGTTGGGGTATTAATAGATTTAGCTAATAATAAACTTGATTTCTATATCGATAAGAATAAGTTCTATACTTATGATTTAGTATTAGACTTTACTGACCCTTATCAATTAGCATACTTCTTTATTCACGATGATAGTATCTTTACAGGTTCAGCTGTCGGACTAGTTAACTTCGGTAAAACTAGATTCGATATGGAACCTCCAAAAGGTGCTATTTCTTTATACTCTTATTATGATAGGGTGTATAGAGAAATATCGGCTAACTATGTTAAGATGGTAGCCAATATAGAGAATGATAATAATCGTGCTGGTTATGTATCTATTTCTGCTACTATAGATAATGCACCTAATATGGTTGTGCCAGATACTGCATCTCTTATCGGTGGTTATGGTAGTCTTTATTACTTACTAAATAATTTTGCTACTTTAACTGATCAAGAAGAACATATCATAGGAGATATGGCTTTACCTGCATTTAAAGAAGAAATTAAGAAGAATAACTATGGTTTCTTACCTAATATTAAGAACGAGTCTTATCAATTAGACTTTGGTGAAACTGTAGTTCCTACTTATACCATTTCTATCAAACAAACTAAGAATCAAACTATCATGTGTGAATGTGGTGGTAAATTCTATATGGAAACCTTTGATGCTAAAGAAGGAGATATTGTATTAGTGCATATCAAAGCATCTACTGGTTATGATGCTGGTACAGTACATCCTTATGGTAGATTCCGTGTTACTAAGAATATAACTATCTCAGCAACTCCTGCAACTGTTCATAGATATAGTGTAACTATCATCAATAAACCTAGAGAAAAGATTTATGTAGAAGCAAATGGTATTGGTTATACTAATACATTCAATGCTGTATATGGTACTAAGTTTAGAGCATATGCTATCGGAGAAACTGGTTATAACCCAGGTGAAATTAATATCCCTGAAGGTGTAGTAACTTCTGATATGACTATCAGTACTTCTATGAGTACAATTAAGACATTCAGAGTTAATATAGTACAACCAGAGCATTATACTTTGGTAGTAAAATATGCCGGTAAAGAATATACAGAATCATTTGAAGTTCCATATAAATCTATGATTACTTTAGTTCCTACTAAAGTCCATAAGGGTTATGTCATTAACCCAGAAGATAGACCTGTAAACTATATGATGGTAGAAGAAGATGTTACTATAGCCCCAAAAGATGCAGTTGAAGATGTATGTAACTTAACTGTAGTTGGTGCTTATAATGGTAACTTAACTGTCAATGGTCAAAGAGGTTCTGTATTTAAATTCCTTAAAGATGATAAAGTTACAATAGATTTTAAAGTAGAAGATGGTTACTTTATCGAAGAAATTTCGATAGAGCCTGTTCAACACTAATATAAACTTATTGTAAAGAAAGGAGGACTTACTTTGTCTGATACTAATAAAATTCGTAAATTAGCTAAAATGAAGAAAGAAACCTATGACGATATCGTTACTCCAGATATGGATACGTTGTATTTCACAACAGATACTGATGAAATCTTCCTAGGTACACATAAACTTGGTTCTGGTTTTGTCTGGACCGATGCAAATAATCCTAGACCTAAAGTAGGCGTTTCTGGTGTATTCTATATCGATCGTGATACTCTTGATCTTCATATTTGGAATGAACAATTGTATCGCTGGGTATACTTTGGTAATGCTAGTGAAAATAATTCTTTATCCGTTTCTAAATTCTATGAATTCCGTCAAGATATTATTGACATGGTAGAGAAGAATAATAAACGGGTAGATGATATTATTAAAAATCATTACTATACTGAATCCCGTCTTTACTTTGTAACGGATTCCTTCAAAAAGATTCCTGAAAATGATTATTGGGTTATTAGAATTCCTAAAACCGAAAAAGAAAGAAATCTTTTGGTTAAAAATGTTTATGCTCATTTAGAAGGCACTCCAACATATCAAATCGTTTATCCTGATATTACAGAAACTCAAGAAGAAATTGTTCTTCAATTCACTACTCCTGTAGCTGGTTTCTGTATTTTGAGTTAATTATAAGGAGCTATTTACAATGCCAATATATAAACAAGTACAACTTGGTGCTGTTCCTCGTAATGTAATCACTACGATTAACAATAACTTCAACAAGTTGACTATTCCTACTAATACTCTCACTACTCAAAAGATTGGTGATATTGAACGTGGTACTGACTTAAGTACATTACCTATCAATACTATCCTTACTAAGCTTCTTACTTCTCCTAATGGTTTCGTAAGTAAAGCTGCTATCACTGATGCATTGGGTGGTAAAGATATGGTTACTGGGGATAAAGTTGGTGTAGCTAACGGTATCGCACAATTAGATGCCGATGGTAAACTTAAAGACAACCAACTTCCAGAAACTATTTCTAACTCTACTAAATTAAATGGTAAAGATGCATCCTTCTATGCAACTGCTGACGCTTTATCTGTTAAAGCTGCTGAATTGGATAACCGCATCACATCTGCAATGAACTCCATGCAATGGCGTCCATCTGTAGCTAATATTGCTGCAATGAAAGCTATTACACATCCTCAAGAAGGTTGGACTCTTTCTGTAGATGATACTAACCAAGTATATCGTTTCGATGTACAAACTACTAAAACAGCTGATGAAGCTGATAAATACATTATTGCTACTGATGGTACTGCTGGTAGCTGGGTAAAACTCGGTACTACAGTTTACTCTGCTGCTTCTACAACTGCTGATGGTTTGATGAGCAAAGAAGACAAAGGTAAATTAGATACTTTAGTAGGTACTGATGTTCCAGCAATCAAACAAGCACAAAATGATTTGAAAGCTAAATTCGATACAAATGGTGCTGCTCTTAATGCAATGAAATTAGGTGGTAAATCTTTAGCAGACTTTGTAACTACAGCACAATTGAATGCAATTACTGGTGGTGCATTTGTAATCAAATCCAAATATATCCCACATGGTAGCTTCACTGCTGGTTATACATTCAGTACAGATCCAGAAGCTCCTACTTATAATGCATATACTCTTCCTGCTGGTGAGTCTGCAGCTTATCGTCTTCCTCTTTCTGCTCTTCGCAAAAATGATGATGGTACTTTCGAATACTTCATTCCTGTAATTAGTCTTTCCGCTAATGGTCAAGATGTTACAGTATTACTTGAAGAACCAGCTGATACTGTATTGGTATATGCTGAAATTAAAGCAGGCGAAGGAATCCAATCTCCTACATCTCCTGATCCAGCTATATAATTAAATAACTTGTATCCCATCAGATTTTTCTGATGGGATCTATTTTTCAGAAAAGGAGGTAATTAGATGCCTGATACTACTCCTGTTACTACACCAGCTGTAGAAGGTACAGTATCTTCTGAATTGCATGATAGTAATCATATTACGGTAACTAACTTAGCACCGTATCGTGGTGATATCAATATAATTCCAGAAGGTATGAAGCTTTCTGAAGTTTTATCTATCATCGTTTATTATCTCGGAGTATTGGATCAAACTGCTCATGTCTTAGATAAAGACCTTCGGGATAAACTAGATAAATTCGTAGCTCCTGCTGAAGGAATGGGTTTCTCTAGTAATGACTTTACTGATGAAGATAAGAAAGCACTTGAAGATGTAGTAAAAGAATTAGAAAAACGTAGTTTATTAACTACAGATTCTAATCATGTAACTATTACCAATATCCAAACTATTGCTAGAGGTGAATTAGAGCATGGAGATACTTTATCCACTGCTTTATCTAAACTTCAGTACATGTTCGGTATTCTTCATTATAAACTCAAAGACGAATATTTAGACAAAGGTCAAATCGATAAAGAGTATGTCCATAGACGTACTGGTCAAGGTTTATCCTCTAATGACTTCGATGATGATTATAAAGAATTACTAGATCATCTTACTACAGATAATGATAGCAATCCTACTTATACTAAACAACATATCGACGATACATTCGTAAAGAAAGATGGAGCTAAAGTTCTATCCACTAATGACTTTACAGATGAATATCGTAATAACTTAGTAGCAATCACTAAGAAATTAGATGATAATTACTTATCTCTTCTTGGTGGTAATATGACTAACCATCGAATTACATTTGAAGTCGGTGGTGGTTTAACCTTTAATGGCACAGACCAATCTGTAGAGACTACTTTGGATAAAGACTTCTACACTGGTACAGCTTATAAAGCTATCCGTGTAGGTAATATGGTAGCTACAGAACGTTCTAAAGAATATCATGTAGGAGATACTGTATTTACAGAAAATCTTCCTATTGGATTATACTTATATTGCAAAACTGCTGGTACTACAGCAGTACTAGAACCTACTTGGAATACAACTCCTGGTGGAGAAACTATAGATGGTACTACTACATGGGTAACACGTAGATTCAGTTCTTTATACTCCGATGATGGTGAAGAAATTAAAACAGAATATCTTGGTTCTAATGGTGGTGCTATGAACGGTGCTATCAATATGAACTCCCATGATATTAAATTCACTACAGGTGGAGTTAAATTTGCTAATGATACTCAACTTACAGAAGAAGGATTGAAAGGTAATGCTGATACAGCAACTAAACTTCAATTACCATTCAAGATTAATGGTTTCTCTGTAGATGGTACTGAAGATGTAGAACTAGATTATATTCCTAAAGATGAAAAATCTAGACCTTATGGTGTAGCTACACTCGATGCTCATGGTAGAGTGCCAGTTAACCAACTTCCTTCCTTTGTAAGATCAGTAGAAAACGTTAAGAACTACCAATCCTTGCCTAGAATAGGTAATAAAGAAATCATTTATATCACTAATGATAATAATGAAATCTATCGTTGGTCTGGTACAGCTTATATTAACGTATCTCCAGACTCTGCTACTTCTGAAGCTACTATTAAATTAGTAAATCCTCGTAATATCGGTTTAACTGGTTCTGTTGCAGGTAATGCTTACTTTGATGGTAGTGAAGATATTACTATTGAAACTGAACTTAACAGAATTGTAATGGGTGGTAAGTTCGGTAATACTGGTCAATATGTTCCATCTTTTACATTAGGTGATGATGGACGTATCAGTGCTATTGAAAACCGTAAAGTTGTAGTTCCATTTAATGAAATTACCAATAAACCAACTACATTAGCTGGTTATGGTATTACTGATGGTATCACTCCAAGTAACCTTAATCTATTAGCTGATGTATACTTAGCATTAGCTGGTGGTAATATGACTGGCAACATCGTTATGAACGATGATACTAAGATTGCTGGTAAGAACTCTGGTGTAAAAGTTCATTTCAAATCAGATGAATTAGTTATTGGTAGTGATACTAAAGATGCTATTATAGTAAATGATGGAGACGCTCAATCCTCTATCAATACTTATGACTATGCATTTGGCTTTATGAGTCCTTATAGAGCTACTGATATTGATTCTTTCCGTCAAAAAGATTATGACAGAGTACGTACTATCACATCTCTACACCCATTTAATACATTTGATGTATTTAAAGGTGCTGAGTTAAAGAATGAAACTAATAGTACAGCAATGAGTATTGGTTTTGGTCAAGATAAGACAACTGCTATTCTCCAAATCTCGCCATCTAACCATAAAGTTAGAGTTGGTGGTGGTACTAATATCACTTTGGATTGGAAAGATACTATCCCTACTGAAGGTGGAAATAATACCTTTACTGGTACTAATAAATTCACTGGTCCTGTAGACTTATCTGCTGATAATACTACATTAGGTGGTAGAAGTCTTAATGCAGCTATTAATGGTGCTATTGAGACTAAGACAGCAATAGATATAGCATATCCAGTTGGTTCTATCTATATGACTACTGATGCTAATTTTGATCCAAATGTATCTTGGCGTGGTACTTTCTGGGAACAATCCGATACTCGTAATAATATTACATTCGGTTCTGTTTCTGCTACAACATTCGTTTGGAGACGTCAACGTTAAGAAAGGAGCTATACTTAATGGCACAATTAAAAGTTTATCGTGATGGGCAATGGGTAGTTGTACCTTTAGAAGCTACTTTTGTTCCTGCTGCTACTGATACTAAAATTGGTGGTGTACGAGTTACTAATGGCACTATGCTTCGAGTAAATTCTACTGGTTTGCTTTATGTAGATGAAGATGAATTGAAGACTTTTATCGAAACAAATTATAATGTAACCAAGAAATAAGATAAAACCTATCCCCTATCCAATATTGGATAGGGGTATTTCTTGTGCACGAAAACATTATTATAATTAAACTTCATATTTTATTAAGAAAGGGGTTTGAAATGTTTAAATTTCTTTTCCCATTGGGGGCTAGACTATCTATTGTTATTGATAGTATAGAATACTTCTTCAATACTCTACATGAGAAAAAAGAAAATAAAATCCATTTTGGTGAAATCCCTCCTGAAGATCCTGAGGCAGGTGACCTCTGGATTTCTTATGCTATAGATCATAATAATCTTAGTGAAAAGGAATTTCCTATTTCAGCAAACATTGAACAACTTGAAGTATCAGACCAAAGTCTTTCTATTTCTGCTACTATAGATGATAAGAATGATATTGATACTGTATTTACACCAGAATTCTCTAAAGATGGTAATTGGTTAGGTTATCTTCAAGGTAACTATGGTCAATTAACTAATGATTGGATTCTAGATGGTAATCTTAACTGGTTTGCTGTAAATACTAAGGGTGAAATTTGGTTCGAAGCTCTTGGTAAATATTCTGAATATATTAAAGTGATTATTATCTCTATTGATAATAAATATACATTGGTATTTGATGGTTTACATGATGTATTGAAACGTGAAAAAGGTTTCATTAATGATTGGACTACAAATGATGAAGTATATCAATATATTCGTTCTAAAACAGGAGAACCTATTAAATTACATGTAACAGTTATTCGTTATTAGAAAGGAGGATAACATGGCTTTTGGATTGGCTCATTTGACTACCTTATTAAGCGATTCTGCTAATAAGTTATTCAATAAAAAACAAAATAAAATACGTGTCTCCTTTCTAAGACCAAATGCCGCTGAAGAAGGCGATATTTGGATCGATACTGGAGAACATTCAGCACAGGTATTCAATAAACCTTACATAGATGGCAATTTCCTATCTTTGACTGCTGTAATCGAGCAATTAGAGGCTTCTAAGGAAGTAAATATCTCCGGTTTTGTAGAAGAGCACTTATCTAAAGATATCAATATCAGTGCAGATATCATTAATAATACTGCTGATAAATATATTGATATTATGGCTGAAGTATCTTCTAACTGGGTACTTAAATCTGGTCGTAAAGAATATGATCGTATGTATGGTAAGCACTTTAGAACTGCTTACTATGGTTATTATACTCCAGCAGCTAATTGGATACAAGATCAAGATAGACCTCCTGTACAAATTGGTTCTATGCAATCTGCTCAGTTTGATATAGATGGTAAACCATTCTATATCTTATCTTTAATGGCTTATTATGATGAAGATAATACTGTTAGTGGTAATGGCTTTAATGTTTTATTTACTATTAGAACTCCTGATAGAGTAATACCATTTGATAGTCTTACTATTACTATCAATCATCAATTCAGATATCCTAAACGTAGAGATGTAGTTTATACTAAGACTATTACAGCTGAAGAATTTGATTCTGAAGACTTATTAGTTAGACATGCTACATGGGCTGATGAAACTAATGGTGCTATACCTAAGTTATTTGAAATCTTATATGATTTAAACCACTATTCCGATATACCAGTTAATATTGACCTTAAAGCTACAGTAAATGGTAATACTTATGGGTTTACTAAGACTACTAATGCTTTAATTCATGGTAAAGACATTGATATTCCTGTAGAAGAGATTAGAAAGATTACTGATACTGGAGATATTGATATTCAAACTGGTTATAATATCCTTGGTAAGTATAATAACCTAGAACCAGTTAAATCTATTATCATTAAACGTGAGAAAGATAATGCTGGAAGATATATTAAGTATCTAGAAGTAGAATTTAGCGATGTATCTTATACAGCAGCTAATATTACGCTTAGAGATAATTACGATTCTGGTCTAAGAATTAAGACTAAGGATATCGTAAATAATAAATTCAAAGTAACTGATCCTTATAAAGTTAAAATCTGGAGTGAAGTATTTAATACAAGTCTTTCCTCTGGTACAACAGTTATATTTAGAATAGAAGATAAGGAGGATCAAATCCACTATGAGGAATAAAACAATTAAACCTCCAGTGAAGTCTGATAGTCCTTTTACTGTAAATATAGTTCAATCAGATCATCAATTAATTACAGTTAAGCATGATGGTAAGAGTTATACAAAAACTTTTACTATTCCAGCTGGTAAAGTGCTTAATTATAAATCTTATATAGCTCTTACTGATGATGATGGATATTATGTAGGTAGAATTAAAGAAGCTATTGATTTAGCTTCTAATTCTACCACTATTTCTGCTTCTGAAGCTCGCCCTATTATTCATACGGTAACTGTAGAACAATATCAATTACAAGATATCAATGTCCATCTTACTGAACCTGGTAATATTATCAGATTTGAAGATGAAACCACTTCTTATTCTTTTACTGCAGAAGATAAGACTAAATACACTTCAGATTGTAGTACTAGATTAGTAAATTACGACCCTGGTACTTCAGACCATCCCGGCCCTGGAGATATTCAAGAGAACTTTACTATTGCTGCTGAAACAAATCCTCAGCGTAATGAAAATGTACAAGTATTAATATATCAATCTCCACATCAAACTATTACAGTTGATTATAAGGGTACTAAACATACAGAACCTTTTATTATCAAACGTAGAGACATTGTATCTGCTACTATTGAAGCTGAAGAAGGATATAAACCAGGTTTATTGAATCGTACTAAAGTACGTGCTACTAACTTCGATAATATTGTATTCAAAGCTTCCGCTGCTGGTAAAGCTAAGAAGAAAATTCGTATTAGACAAAAGCGTCATCAAACGATTACTGCTGTATATAAAGGTAAAACTTTCGAGACTACATTTGAAGCTTATCTTGGAGATAAGATTCAATTCTCTGTAGAAGCTGATAAAGGTTGGACTGCTGGTAATTTAAATGTAGATCCAGACTACACTGTAGCTGGATTAGAACCTTTAGAGGTTACAGTATCTGATGCGGAACCAGTTATGTACACTGTAACCCCAGTACAAACTCCTCATCAAACTATTTATATTAAATATGGAGATGTAAGAAGCTCTACTCCAGTAAGAGTTCCTAGTGGTACTAGAGTTGAGTTTGAAATAGTACCAGAAACTGGTTATAATGCTGGTACTCTTGATAAATTATCCGCTGTTGTAGATGGAGTGAATATTACTGTATCTGCTACACCTGCTGAAATTAAGAAATATAATCTCAATATAGTATTTGATCCAGAAGCTCACACTACGTTAAAGGTAACTAAAGACGGTACTGTATTTGGTACTTATACTGAAAATACTGTATTAAAATTCCAATATGGGACTGTGTTAACCTTTGCTCTTACTATGGAAGAAGGTTATACTGAAACTAGAAATCCCAATTCTATTACTATGGATAAAGATAATACTTTGATTATCCAAGGTACTTCTAAGAAACAGTTTACTATCACTTTAACACAAACCGATAACCAAACTATTTATGCTATGTATAAAGGGGTTAAGAAAACTGAATCATTTGTTGTGGAATATGGTGATAGCTGTACATTTGGTATCGAAACTTCCAATCCTGCTGATATTATAGTTGGTACTTTATCTAATACGGAATTTACCAATATTAAAGAAAATAAAACAGTAACTGCAACCCCGGCTACACTAAGACCAGCTGATCTAAGTAACTTTGTTGAGCTAAGATACCCATATCCTGATAATTCCTATTCATTAGACGATGTCTCTATTGGCAAAAAACCAACTCATACAAATTATCTATTCTATAAAACTATAGATAAATTAAGAGAAGAAGATTTTAAATATGCTGAAAATGCAAAAAATATAGTATCAGCTGATGCTGCCTTTAAAAATGCATATAATCTTACAAAATTCCCAGTAATTAAACTCAAAGATAATATAAGAGATATAAGCTATATATTTGCTGGGTGTGATAAACTAACATCCGATGAACTAAATCGGAATTTATCGGCATGGAAATTATCAGGTGATTTAAATATCGAAGAAACATTCAGAGGTTGTCCTTCTTTAGAAAGAATTGATATGAATGTATTTAAAGATTGTACTATAACTAAGTTGGGTTTTCTATTTTCATCTGATAAGAAATTAAAAAATATTGCAAATATTAGAAATTTAAATATATCTAAAGCAGAAGCTATAAGTTATGTCTTCTATGATTGTATTGAACTTACTCAATTAGATTTATCTAATTGGGATACAAGAAATGTTCAATATATGATAGGTACATTTGATGGTTGTACTAAACTTACAGAAATAAATTGTTCTAGATGGAATACTAGTAAAGTATATAACATGCAACTAGCATTTTATAATTGTAAATCTTTACAAACTATACCAGTTAGAGATTGGGATACTAGAGGTCTATGTTATATGGATAAGGCATTCGCAAATTGTGAATCTCTTACAAATTTAGATGTATCTAAATGGGATACTAGTAAAGTTGTTGAGATGACTAATGTATTTAATCACTGCTCTTCTCTTACAACACTAGATGTTTCTAAATGGAAGACTTCCAATGTTGAGAGAACAGAAAAATTATTTAATAATTGTGAGAAACTTACGTCTCTAGATGTATCGAAATGGGATACTGGTAATATTACTACAGCAAATGCTATGTTCAGTGCATGTAGAGCTCTAACTAATTTAGATGTATCTAAATGGAATACTAGTAAGATGAAAGATGTGTCATACATGTTTTCTAGCTGTTCAAAACTTACATCTTTAGATGTATCTAAATGGGATACTAGTAATATTAGAACTATGGATTCTATGTTTAGTGATTGTATTTCTCTTACAACTGTAGATGTATCTAGATGGAATACTAGTAAGGTAATAACCATGACTGGTTTATTCAATCATTGTGATTCACTTACAACTATAGATGTTTCAAATTTGGATACTAGCAATACAATTAGTTTATCTTATATATTTTCCAATTGTGTGTCTCTTACAACTGTAGATGTATCTAGATGGAAAACTGGTAATGCAACTACTATAGCTGGAATGTTTGCTGGATGTACAAAACTTACTTCTGTAGATGTATCTAGATGGAATACCGGTAAAGTGCAATCTATGAATAATCTATTTGCATTTTGTTATCTACTTCCATCTATAGATGTATCTGGATGGGATACTAGTAGCGTTATTGATATGCACGAAGTATTTAATTCTTGTAAAAAAGTAACTTCTTTGGATTTATCTAGATGGAATACTAGTAAAGTAACTGATATGAGAGCAATGTTTATTTATTGTGACGCTCTTACTAGTATAAAGATAAATAATTGGGATACTAGTAAAGTAAGAAATATGAGTAAAATGTTTGAAGAATGTAGAAATTTAACTACTATCGAAGGTGTATTGGATCTTAAATCATGTACAGATTACGAAGATATGTTTAGTCAATGTGATTCTTTAACTTCCATTAAAGTCAAAAACTTACCTACAGATATTGATACATTCTGTAGAGGTGCTAGGATTTCTAAAGATAAAGTTACTGTAGTATCTTAATGAAAGGAGAATAAATTGAGATATCCTAAATTTATAGTTAGGCTTGGCGATTCTCTCGCCAAGCTTATAGCTGATATAAAAACTGGTCTTAGATTTTATGATAAACATAAAGAAAATAAAATCACTATAGATCATGAACCTCCTAAGAATCCAGAATATAGAGATATATGGATTGATACTTCTCATGAATATATACCTCCTACACAATACTTTACAGTATTCATTATACAAGGTCCTCATCAAACTATTAAAATCTCTGATGGTATTGGTGAGTATGTGTCTAATACTAAACTAGAAGCTAAGACCCCTATTTCAGTAAAAGTTATTCCTGATGAAGGTTATGATGCTTCTAAACCTAATCTAACTCATTTTGTATTATCTGAAGATACTGTAGTAGAAGCTTTAACCGAACCTACTAAGACTATGCTTAGAGTAGATATCAGACAAGTACCACATCAAACTATCACTGCTCATTATAATGGGAAGGACTATACTGAACCATTTATGGCTGAATACGGTAGTGAAATTACATTTACGGTCACTGCTGATAAGAACTACTATGAAGGTACTTTAAACTACGATAGAATTGATAAACTCACAGAATCTGTAATTATCAGAAACGTAGAACCGCCTAGAGTTCAGTCTTATATCGTTCGTATTAATCAATCAGAACATCAACGCATTTCCGTAGAATATAATGGTAAAGCTTATTATGAAACATTCGAAATTCCAATGAGTGTTGCTCATAACTATGCTGTATATATTGATGCAGATGATGGTTGGAATGCTGGTGAGATTAAAGAAGTTAAAGATAAGAATAAACGTGGTACTACTATTTCTGCTTCTTCTGCTTCTCCTATTATGAAGACTATTACAGTAGAACAATATCAAAACCAAAATATCTGGGTTTATGTAACAGAACCTTCTGGTACTGTAGAAGTATATAAAGAAAGATTCTCTATTACAGTTCCAATGAATAGTCATATTACAACTAAAGTAGTTGCTAAAAATGAAAATTGGACTCCTGGTGTTGCTAATATCCAAGAAGCTGATATTACAGATAATATTATTATATCTGCTACTGAAGCTACTGGTAGTGATGAAGTTCACTATTCTGTAAATGTATTATTTGATATGAATGATCCTCAAGATTTACATGGTACTCTTAAATTGATTACTGGTGATGGTCGTACTATCAATATTACACATTCTGACGTAATTAGACTCGAAGAAAACACAGAAGTTAGATTTGAACTTGTTATAGATAATGGCTACAGTAATGCTACTGTATTAAGTGAATATGTATTGAATAAAGATATCTCTGTTAGAATTAAACCTTCTACTATTAAGAGATATAAAGTTCAATTGCAACAAAGCGAAGGTCAAACCATTTATGCTACATGTAATGGTCAACGATATACAACACCATTTGAAGCTGTATATGGTAGTGCAATTACATTTGGTATTGAATCTACTAATATAGAAGAATGGACTCCTGGTCGTTTGAATATTACTTCTATTGCAAGTTTAGATAGACCTATTACAGTAACCGCTACATCTGCTGAAAGAATTATGAGATATAACCTTTCTGTAGACTTTGTATCTCCAGATGCTCATACTAGACTTAAAGTTAAGAAAGATGGTAACGTACTTGGTACTTATACTGATGACTTTACTTTAACTAGAGTATTACATGATACTAGATTTGAATTTGAATTATCTTTAGATGAAGGATATAGAAACGATACTGTATTAGATCCTATCACTTTGACTAAAGATACTAGACTTGAAGTTAAAGCTAGTAGATTCAAACAGTTCTTGATTACTCCTACTCAAACAGAAGGTCAAACTATCTATATCGTAAATAAAGCTACAGGTGAACGTTATACAGAACCTACTTATGTAGATTATGGTACAGTAGTTGAATTCTTATTAGGTAAACGTAATGATGTAACTGGTCATTATGAAGCTGGTACTATTAATTATCCTACTGGATATAATAATGGTATTGCTGTTCGTGGTGATATTACCGTAACGGCTACTCCAGCTAAACGTTATGGTGTAGTAAATATCACATTACCAGCTGCTACTAACCATGTAGACTCTGATGATTACTTACCTAAAGCACAATATACTGCAACTTACGATGGAATCGATGGTATTATTACATTTAATAATGGAAATGGTAAAGGTTCCACTAAGACATTTATTGCCCCTTATGGTAAAACTGTAACTATCAGATCTTTCGGTACTCCTACTGGATATAATAATCAAGACGATATTACAGTAAAAGTAGCAGATGATAATAATGTAACTATTCCAGCTCCTACTCCTAGAGGATTTAGAATTACTTCTAACTCTTCTGAAGCTAATTACTTCAAGATTGTTGCTACTGATACAGCTGGTACTAAATATCAACCTAGTGATACTATTCCTTATGGTACAAGAATTACTTTAGGTATCGAACCATTTGATAAAGATTATACTATTTCTGAAATTAATGGTTTACCACTCTATTATAGTAATAAACAAAACAAATACTTTAGCCTACCTGATACTATTATGCCTATTACTGGATATAATACCGATCCAGCTAATGGTAAACTTGGTATTGTTATTACTAAAGATATTAGTGCTGCTGCTATAGTACCTACTA